TGAGATTAATAAATTTTTTCATTATTACATCCTTGGACTACATTTAGAACACGGACAACTAATCATATGAATACAAGCCCCTAACCCATCTTTTCTTATTCCTGTTCCGTTACAAGAACTACAATTATCATGTAAACAATTACTGTATTCTTTATAAGTAGGCACTGGTCTATTTGTATGTTCCCAAACGTGCGTCCATTTTCCATTCCCCGAATGTGGAAATTTTGGATCAATCTGAAATACTGGTGTGTAATAATAACTCATGATCTTCCCCTATAAGAAAACGCACTAATACTACTATTTAAAAGTATAACACAGGCCCAATTTAGCCAAGAATATTCAACTACTGTCTTAAACAGAGTATTAACTGCCCAAATTTGAATGAACGGCCCGACCACTATGAAAAATAGTGCGACCATTAGGATAATTAGAAAAAGAGTTAAGTTAACTTTGTATTGTTTCATTGATCGGTTTCCATAGTTTAGCATACTTCAACACGTTTGGCAAGAGGCTATTTTCGCACGGCAAAGGAATAGCACAAGACTTCTCAGCATTTAATGTATGATTTTCATGAGCCAAATAAGCATCTGGTAGTTCACATATCTTTAAGAATTCTTTTCTATTAACACGCACAACACATTTCTTAAAAGAGTTAGTTAACCAGTTTTGATATTCAGGTTGATCTTGGAACTTTAGGTGAGCCCCCAAAACAGCATGAGCCACTAATGTGGGAGTCATATAGTCTGGGAATTCATCTAATACTGCGATATAGAGTTTCATCTTAACGGATATTCTTGATTGTTCTTTAGTAATCTTTCGGCTAATTCTAAAATCTCTCGCTCGCTCCAGCCTGCAAAAAATCCGCGAACATAAATTTGGGTCAATTCATGTCGTGGAGTATTCTCATAATATTTTTGTACTGCTTCTATCCAAGTTTTAGTAGCAGATTGTAGTGGATTTTCACTCATAATAATTTATACCTTTTTAAGGTGTTATATAGATCATCAACTTGTTCTATATCTAGTCTTAGTTCTTCTGGATCAATATTATTATAGTTATAAATCCTGACCAAATAAGGCTTATTTTTTAAGTTAGGATTATAATGAAGTTCAATAAGATCAAACTCTAGTTGTATTGTTGTGATTAAAGTTTTGTTATCATACATTTAAATGTCATATATATCTTCTACTTTAGTTGCTAATGTATCATTTGTTATTTTAAGTTTACTATTAAGCTTTATTGCTTCTTCTATATTTCTGCTTCTGTAGTGTCTAACTTCAGCATCAAATATTATATCACTCAATTTTTTATTGTGTATAATTAATTCTTTATTCTCTTGATCCAATTGATCCAATTTATCTTCATCTATGTAATTAGACATGAATATTTTCCTTTTTATCAAAGATTATCCCAATGATCCTCTATGATAGAGGCAATAACTTTAAACGAACTTCCAAAATCATTTAATTCGCTCAAAGAGTAGAATGGTAGTTGTCCGCTTTTATTAACAACTTTCGCATTATTTATAAAACCACCATAATGATTACTCATTCCCGCCCAATTTTTCACAACTTCGGGTAATTCAGCAACTTCATGGTCGAAAGATACGCATCCTGTAAGAAGTTCTTGTTCTTTAATAGTTTTCTTTTTATTCTTCTTTTGATCTATATTATATAATTCACATAAAACACCTAAACAACAATGGCCGAATTTGCCCTTCACTTTTTCTTTTAGGGCTCCTTCTGTCTTTTTATACTTTCCACTTCTTAGGGCTTTTACCCATTTTTTCATTATGTTCTTTTTCATATTATCCTTTTAAGTTTTATTAACCGTATTGTGTCCATCTACGTTCAACAACAATATCCTTATATTTCTCACCGGCAGGAGATAGTACCATCATACCACCAACACAGAATATACATCCATCTTTATCGTTAGGATTATCATACCTATCACCACCATCTTCATCATAGTGGTCAAAATAAAGAGTTAGGCCGGTTTTTTCGTTAAAAGAACTTTGTAGATTGTTGATATGATTAACATACAATCTAGATGTTTCTACTGCTACATTTTGATTATAATCATCATCCTGATCTTCATCAAGACAATAATCCAAAATAGCATCCTCAACCACAGCAATATCATCCCAACTCAACCATTGAGCAATAGTGCCCCACCCAATATCTTCAAAAAACTTTTCATTTTCAATCGCTGCAATTTGTTCTGGAACAATCTTTTTCAGATCATCATATCCTATAACAAAACTACTAACAGCAAAACTTCCACTACCCATTTGTATTAGTCTCCAGAATGGTTAAAGCGTACAGCAACACTATATCATGTTATCGGCGTTTGTCAATAGTTCTCTTTAACAAAAGGCCACTTTGTCTTAAAATACTAGTAAGTCCATGATACGCTATCATAGCGATATGGAACATTGGGCCAATATTTTTTTGGTTCAGCATTATATGGGTGATAATATCTTTGAGTTTCCAAACTTTCCACCTTCTCTATTAGTTCTTTTACTCTTTGCTCAAGATGAACTAATGATTCTATTACAACATCAATCTTTTGTTTGGTCGGTTTATTTTTTCTAGACACTTTCTTTTTCTTCATATTTTAGTCCTTATTCTTAAAAAAGATCACCATATCCTTTATAATAATCATAAATACGAACACTAGCCATATAACCAAGTATACCAAATAATACTAATCCGACCATTATTCATTCTCCAAAAGGTAATTTAAAAGATTCTAACAGAGGTGACATTACCATCAATTGATTTGCTATAGAGCGAATTTTATCCGATTCGATCTGACTAATTTCATCAAGATTATCTGCTATTACTATTAGATTAGCTATAATATTAGCAATTTCAATGTTTTCACTCATTTATTCTCCAAATACTTATTAATAAAATCGGCCAAACCCTTCATTTCATTCTTACTCATAACATAAACAGTAGGAGGATTTTGATATTGATAGTGGTTATCAACGCACCACAAAATTAGTTCATAATTATTATTTCTAATATTTAGGTTTATTTGATCTCCTCTATTTCCTATTTTGTAAGATTCGACCGATTTCCCCATTAGTTGTTCTCCAAATAGTTCAAAATAAATACGGCTAATCCCCTTAACTTATCTCTAGTCATATAAGTTTCAAAAGAGGGTTCGCCGTCAATTCGTGTAGATAAAAAATCAAAAATAAAATACTCATTATTTTTAGTAGAACATTTTCCAACATTCACACTAAGATTATCTCCAATAAAATATGTGTCTATAGATTTGGCCGGATTGCCCATTATTTATTCTCCAAATTTACAATCTCTTCCAAAAGTTCTAAAGATTCCCAATAGAAATCCCATAAGTCAATATCTTTTTCGTCTTTATTTTTCCACTCAACCAGAAAATTCTTGATTGTTTCTTTGAGTTCTAAAGAATTTAGATAATTGTCATTTTTTCTTTTTAGATATTCTGGCATATCATACATTATTTATTCTCCAAATAGTTATTAATAAAATCGGCCAACCCCTTAGTCATCCTCATCCTCATTTTCATCTCTATTGGTATCGTCAGTCATTTGAGATTCAATCTTTTTGAGAACCTCAATAAAATTAATAATACTCTTTTTGGTAGGATACCACTTAACACCAAAATTATCATCGGCAAAATGAAACTTCATTTCTTTAATATTTTCACCCTCAAAGTTTTTATCTTCTCTAAACTCGATAGCCAAAGACACATAATCATCCAAATCAAAGTTTTCCATTATTCATTCTCCAAATACTTATTAATAAAATCGGCCAACGCTTTTAACTTTTCTCTACTAATTTGTGTTCATAAATTATTTTCTTCTTGATAGATAAAGTCTACAATAGGAGCAAAATTACCAGCATACGAACCTCTACCCAAGTTGAATAACCTAAGAGTTAAAACCACATTGTTATATTCGTATCCTATTCTGTTATCTATACGGTCAACACTAATAGCCAATGGATGTTTATTGATATAGTTATATTCCTCGTTTAGTGTTTTTTTGCTCCAATAACATTGACCGTTTTGCTCATCATATTTTTTAATCAAATCATCATCTGTTAAATCAATGTTCCAAACAGTTAAATTTTGACCCTTATCGTTTCGAGCAACATTTCTACCTTGACTAAATCTAATATTAGCCAATAGTTTTTTTGCTGTTTTGATTTGCATTTGATTTGTGGGTTATTAACCCTAATTGATAGTTTGATTATAGGTTTTAGTGGGTTTTACATCCCTAAGACGATTAAGAATAATGGTCAAGTTATTACGATCAATGCTTACTTTTTCGTGCAAAGTTTGATTAATAACTGTCTTGAGAAGAGCAATTTCTTTATCGGTCAACAATACATTCTTATACATAAATCCCCTATAATATTTACTTTTCCTACCATTAGACAGTATACCACAAAGGCTCGCTTTGTCAATATCGGTTGGCCGGTTTGTTTTCTTTAGACAAAATAGAATGTGGTCAAATTTAACCACCGCGAAAATCAATAAGTAAAAATTGCTCGATTTTAATGAGAAATAGGTTTCATAAAGTATTTTTACTTGCTTTCGGACGAAACCTGGGATTTCTGAGATGTAAAAGAGGGGGTTGATTTGTTTGAAGACATATAATTTTCAATAAAAATTCTGGTACAAACCATAGAAACTATTGTAACTATGGCACAAAATACCAAAGATTTGATAAAAGGCTTATGAAATTCAATCATTTTAATATTCCTCATTTTCGGTGTTGAATTGGTGTTGCAGATAAGAAAAATAATAATCCATAAGATATTGGTGCGAAACTTAAAATTAACTCACCATAATCTTTCATAATCCCCAGATCGCTACTCATTGAAACTCCTTAGTATTCTGTATGTTATTAGTAGTGATAGGGGTAGTAGAATTAATATAACCAATAATCTAGTAGGTTCATCATGAATCAATTGGGGGCAAATTGGTTTGCGATTAATGTTGGTTGATTGTGCCAACAAATTATTGATGATATTTAATGTCATGTCTTGACTTTTTGAGTTGCTCCCTGTATACTTCATTTCGTCCCAACTCCTTATAGACAAAAGACAGATAGGAGAGGACGGGAATAGAGAGTAATAAAATAGAACACAATATTCCTAGGAGAATTCCACTCATAGATATATCACCCTAGTCTAAAAATATTCTTAATCTTGTTGAGTACTTTTGCTACTAGAGAAACTTTTGGTTCAAGTGCGACCGGGGGAATTTCTGGTTGAACAACTTGACAAACTTTGGCCTTATTTTTGTCACAAGTTTTAGAGCAAGACTTGCGGGCCGGAGCCTTTTTCTTCTTGGCTTTTATAGTAGGTCTCTTTGGGCTTTGTTTAGCCATAAACTATTTCCTGTTCTTAAAAATGATACATACTGATCGAACACGCTTTGTGTGACCTCTGTAAAAACTAATTCATTCTTACAGGTCTTATTGATAAAAGACTTTTGAACCTTTGATTCTACGCTATGAAGAACCGTAGGATCATAAATCTTTTTGTTGGGTTCTGTCTTGATAAAATAACTATAGCCTATTGGGACATCCTTAGTTAGCTGCCTAGATTTCTTATCCTTAATAGCTTTAGCGTATACTGTGGGGCCGTCTTTTTCCAATCTTGGATTATCCATATCATCTAAGAATGTTTCATTTCCTCTACTAGTAAAGTAAAGAGTTTCTTCACCGGCCACTTGTTTCTCAACAATAAATTGATTGGTATCTATTTTCATTTTGACTGACTGTTCCCATAATTCCGAGTCTAGAACATTAGGTGAGACTATAACACTATTATAGTAAGACCGTGAACAAATTTGGCAACCTTTAGTTTTTAAATTCTAACTTACAAATAGGATTAGCTTCTGCTGTATGAGATATGTTCTTAACTTCCAATATTAGAAGAGCATCGGACAAATCCTGACCGTTGGTTTGTTGAAATTGAGTCACAATCTTTTGTGCTTGTTGACAGATAAATTCACATGTTATTTGTTTATCTAGTTTAATATAATACTTTTGACTAACTGCATCCATAAAAATCGACTCGAATTGTTTAGGTGAAACAGTAAGAGTTATGAAATCTCGCTGACTATTATCATTAAGAGCGATCCGACTACATTAAGTAGTACAAATTTTTAAGTTCTTAAAAGCAAGAGAAGGGAATCGAACCCTCAACATTCAGGTTGGAAACCTGACGCTCTGCCAATTGAGCTACTCTTGCTTAGAGACTTTTATCTCCACGACCTAACCCTATACCACATTCCGTTCCTACCTTGAGCGCTAGCATCTCCTGTTAGTCTCAAGTTACTACTAGGAATACAAGTGTTACAATTAGGATTACCTCCATAACCCACACCTTCAAAACTTCCTATTGTTCCCCATACATGACCAGTAATATTATTAGAGGCCATATAATTAGCTTCCGCTTGACATCGTTCTTGATCGCTTCCGCTTTGGTTCACGGCATATGAATAGGTCTTAGTATTTGGCTGACTATTACTATAGTATCGTGGTCTTGCGGCCTGAACATTAGTGATAGAGAGAGCCAAAAACATAATTGCTATTAATAATTTCATTACTTTCCTCCTTGAAAATGTGAGTTAAAAAATATCAACGAACAATATTACGAACACGGTTTACTGTTTTACGACCAACATTACGAGTAGCCTCAACAGTTCTACGTGTTACTGTTACTGGTACGCTAATTACTTCGCGTGTTACATTAACAACACGACTTCTTAGTAAACAACTACCATTAACACATTCGCCGCCATAACTTGAGCCAACAACACCTAATACGAGCATAGTAGCAATTACAAGATTCTTCATAATAATCTCCTAAAAAGGTTTAAAAATATATACCAGTCCGTTGGCATATGGTTCGTGTGGTTATAGTAAGAAAAAGGGCTAACTTGTCAACCTCTACGTTCTTAAACAAAAATAGCCGAGAAATTACTCCCGGCTACTTCTGCTGACTGAGTTGTAATCTTTCACAACTCGTTAATGTATCTAGTCTTCATAAAGCGCCTCATAAACAAAAGTTAAAAGAACACCTTTTGTCCATGACTCCTACAGTCCACCATAAAACTTACGAGTGACTGTTGGCTTCGTTGACTAGCCGCATTATACCATGAAAGTTTTCAGTGTCTACATGGTTGTTATAGAAAATTTTAAAGAGACCTCGTAATTTGACTGACTACGACCACACAGACCAAACTTAGAGGATTAGGAAAAACATTAATGCTCTAGTTCTTCAATAACCGGTTTATACATTTGCTTATCTATGTTCTCTTGAATCCAGTCATGCGTTGATTCGGGAGTATCTGAGAACGGAGATTTCCATTTAGGAAGCACAGGATCATCTGTACGGGTCGATATATAAATCCTATGACCCGGCATACTATAACTTTCAACTGGCTCAAATACGGAGGGCATCGACAGACTACTAATAATCAGTAGAGGTTTAAACATATTGAATACCCTTTAAAAATTATCTTTCTTGACAGAAGCAAGAATTACCTTATATGTTATGCAGACGGGGCAATTAATATATAGGTGGTACTACTTTATCCTACTCTCCTTATGTTCTTTTCTAATCTCTGAAATGAGGTGTTTTTAACTTCCAATTAATAACCTAGAACAAGGTTGTGGTGATCACACCACTTTTTGAAGAACAGCCTCTTGCAATTTTAGAGCGATTAGTCTATAATCAAGTATCGGTGTTAGTTACGAGAGCCCTCAGTTGAACAGTAACCATTGAAGAAACCAGCAACAATACCAACACCAATAATAAAAACAGCAAGCATATAAACTACCTCTTTTGGTTAGATAACACTCAGACAGGAACACGCCCATTGTACACTACGAGGAGCCTTGACACAACTCCTTGCGTATCAGCTACTTAGAATTTGCAGAATCAACGGCTTGTTTCAATTTCTTTTCGATATTAGAAAAGGTTTTTTGAACAGCTACACTAACAGCATAATCGTTCTTGTATGTTTCGATAGCGTCTAGAATCTTCCAGACTTCATTAGAAGACAAATCAATTTGCATTGACTACTCCAGCATTGTCCAGAGACTGATATAGGCCGTCAATATAATCCCTATCAGAATTACTAAGGGACTTGTCATTCCAATGAACGTAAGATAGTGCATCTAGAATAATCTCCATATCTCTGGTATTAAATTTATAGGTACCGTATTCTTCATCGTATTTCATTCGAAATCCTCCACGCTAACAATGTTTTCTTTGCCAAATTCACCAAAAAATTCTGGATCAGTATAAAGCATCTTATTTAAATAGAATGCAATATCTTCGTGACTATCTCCACAATGCTCGTCATCAATACCTAGTTCAATCTCTACTTTTACAAGTTTCATTAAATGTTCCTCAAATCTATATTCCAGTTTTTCTTAGCAAATCGCCTAAGAGGATGAATAGCACGCTCACCAATATGTAAAGAGTAAAAAGGTTGACTATTATCGGCCGGGTAAATCTTGGCTATACTACCATTGCCATACTCGATTTTATAACCAAGTTTCTCAAGCTCCCGCATAATCTGGTTAATATTTTTCATAGTACCTCCGGTGTCTAGTGCCATTATACCATAGTTATCGGCTGCCACAATGGCAGAACTATACTGGAAAATCTTCTAGCAGTTCAGGATAGTATTCCTTAATCTCATTCTCAAGAGGAATATTATCCATCAAATCCTTACTTTGAGTTAACTGCTCATAAGCAAAGGTATAAAGAGTATCACAATCCATATCGTTCAGCAGACGGTGGGCATATGCTTTAATAATATCGTCACGATTTTTATCGGTAACATTAATCATTATTTAATTTCCTTCATATAAATATGAGCAACATCAATCCAATCCAAAGCCTCATACAAATACCTAGATTCCTTAGTGTCCTCATACCATTTCATTCTGAGAGAAGCATATTGTAAAGCATTATTAATAGCATGAATATATTCGTTCATTTTACTTCTCCTTCTGCATCATCAATATACCAGTCATATTCGGCCTCATTACAAAAATCTTTCAGATCTTTACTAAGACTATCAATAGTAAAGGTAGCATCCTCACTATTAGCATCTTCAATTTCAGGAAAATCAAATACTACATATACTTTCATTAAAGGACTCCATATTCTGGCTGACTATCGCCAAGACCGCCAATCGGGCCGGATAAGGTAATACAAAAAAAGTTTGGAATATTTTAACTACTTACAATCATTTTACGGATTCATAAGTGGATTATAAACTTTCCCTAAATCCTTGGTATTCCTACACTTACGTTCCATTGTATCGTCACTTGCGTCGAATGTCTATAGCGTAAGTCTAAGAATGAGTCGCTAAGTTTAACTAAGTCCTTGACTGATAAGGCTTTGCGACAAAAATTCGCGGGCCGGTTTGCCGCAAACCCTTGTGGTTAAAGGATTTACGGCTACCGGGATTCGCGTCAGATAGCGTTAGCGAACTCCAAGGCAGTATTAAGTGCCTTCATATTGTCATTCGCATTTTGTCCGAACCAGAGAGAGTCGAGACGATTATCGGTCGTGCGACCCTTACCATAGTTTAGATATTCATTGAAGCCGTTATAAGCAGCCCACCAAGTACCACGGACATTGGTAGCCGACTGCTTCGGGCCTTCGATACGAGCAAGAACATCATCCATGATATTACGGGTGCGAGTCTTAATGTCCTCGTCAGCACCCTTAATATCGAGCACAATCTTAACATACTTATCAATATCCTTCTGATTGAAAGTCTTACTAGCAAGGAACCGATACTGTTCCGCAGTAGCCTCAAAACCAGCGTTAATATTGTCCATAATATCACGAACCATTTCCAGATTCTTCTGGCTGGAGCGAGTGTGACGAATACGAATCAGTTTACTGTCATTGTGCTTGTGAGCATAAGACAGCGTATTAACGCAGACCACGCGAATCGGAGTATATCCGACACGAATAGCGGTACTACCATCGTGAGAGTTAGAAAGCAGAATAAACTTGCACACTTCATCACCCGGAACAATCTCGCTATTGTCACGGTTCAGTTGAGCAAGCACCCAAACCTTTTGACCGTAGTGCAAAGCACCAGCAGTATGAATAGAACACTCATTAGCATCCAGAAAAGGCTGGAACCAATCGAAAGCATCCTTATTCTGGAGCGGAGTGTAACGCGGCCCCACGACACCGAGGATGCTACCATCGCTCTTGCGATAGGTCGCACGATGCGAAACAGGAATACCGTCAACAGTCTGCAAATCCTTCAGACCGACTTCCCAATCCAGACCGGCAGCGGTCATAGCGTCACTAACATTGACACCTTCCTCGACCTGATTACCAAGGCCGTGCCAAGGAGTCTCACCAACAAACATCATCTGTTCAACAGCAGCAGGCATATCCAATCCTTTCGTGTTATCGTTCTCTCGTTCAACTACAATGATTCTACACTATGTTATCGGTCTGTCAAGCCTCAAACTTGTGGAAAAATTTTTTGACGTAAGCCTAGATTTGCCAAGGGTTTGTGATTTTTCGCGGCGTTTGGGTTTTTCGTAAACCCTTGTGTCTTATAGATTTAGAAGCGGAACCCCAAGATCACGCTTGCAGAGTTTAGAGCCATCCTCGTCAGCCCTATAAGCACATTCATTAGGCAGATAGCAATACACACCAGCACAATGAGAACGCGAGTATTCATCCTTGATTACTTTCTTGATATGCTTAACGGTCGAGCCAGAACAGATTAAATCGTCTAATATAATATATTGAAAAGGGGCCACTCCCTCGGTACGAAACTCCGAATAGCATCGTTCCCCCTTTCTTACCACAATAATATTCTTATTGAGTAACTCTGCGATTTGTGGAACTACCATCAGTCCACTCACACCGCAGCAGGCAATACTATCAAAAGTATTACTGATTTTTCTTAGATCACAAACAGCTTTTATAATAATCCTATTTCGTTCCTTGTGATTCAGAACATGACAGGTGTGACTGGCCCCCTGAATATATTTACCATCTTCTGTTTTACGATGGTTTTCAATCGTGCTATTCAATATATTAGACATTGATAAATAGATAATAGAAGATATCTATTCGATGATTTCTAGTTCTTCTGTAAGATTATGGTAATAGTCTTGCCATTCAATATTTTCAGTATACTCGTACTCTGTTTGTTCAGAATACAAGTCATCTGTGTTATTGACCAAGTTTTCGTATTCATATTCGTAATACATAAAAAACTCCCTTTAGGGTATTCTACACCAATAAACGAAACTTGTCAAGTGGGCCCCGTGGGACTCGAACCCACGACCAAAGGTTTAAAAGACCCTTGCTCTACCAACTGAGCTAGAGGCCCATACGTTCGATTGTATCGTTAGGTGAAGAATATGTCAATAGTCTCTTTTTTCTCGCTGACTACAGCCACCATCGCCAATCTTGTAGCATTAGGCGAGACAGGGGCAGCCATAACCGTTAACTCTCTGGTTGGACTCTTTGAGTTTTTTATACGGTGGGTTTGCTTCTTCCCATATTCTCGCTTGTCCGTAACTCTGCGTCAGCCTCCGTGTGGTCATTATATCTGTTTATCGGCCAGCGTCAAGGGGATGCTTTAGATTTTCTTAAGTCCTTCAATACCAAGACTTTGCGATCTGATTACTCGCCAATAAAAGTCGTAAACCCTTGAGGTCAAACAGTTTAGTGGTGAGTGAGGGACTCGAACCCCCGAAGCCGAAGCACCTGATCTACAGTCAGGCCCATTTGCCGCTCTGGAAACCCACCAACGGAATCTACAGGATTCGAACCTGTGGAGGATTTTAACCCTCGGCGGTTTAGTAAACCGCTGCCTTAAACCACTCGGCCAAGATTCCAAACAAAGGCGGAGGGAATCGAACCCTCATCTACGGTTTTGGAGACCGTCATTCTACCGTTGAACTACGCCAATAAACTGCCTAGGTAGGACTCGAACCTACAACCCAGCGGTTAACAGCCGCTTGCAACTACCATTGTGCTACTAGGCAAAAATCAGACAGTTACTCTTTCCATTACTTTATAAGTTTTTTTATAACTTTCGATACTAGTCATATTATTATCTATCTCAAAATTTAATATTTTCGCCATAGACTCCAAGTCATCTGCTATTCTATTGTAGTCTTTATCGCAAGGTCCAAATGCTACATTACTATTATAAGTCAAACAAGAGCATAACTCAGATGAGATATTCTCTATTGCGGCAAACTTCATCTTATAACCATATAGATTAGATCGTCTATCATTAGTCATAAACTCATACATCATTATTGCCATATCATGAATAGCATTTTTAAATGCACGAATAATAACTTCATTCTTTTTAATAGTGTCTATTTTTTGGTCTTTATCCATATGAATAAGACCCCAACTACCAATCTCTTGAGCCAAGTATATTGCATTACTGCCAAGCATAATATCTCCTTTATATTCCGGGACTACGATTCGAACGTAGAAAAACTGATCCAAAGTCAGTTGTGATACCGTTTCACCATCCCGGAAGCCCACAACTAGAATCGAACTAGTATCCGATGATTACAAATCAACTGTAATAGCCATTATACTATGCGGGCAAAATGGGGGAGGTTGGATTTGAACCAACGAATACTGGCTTATGAGACCAGTGAGTTAGACCGGACTACTCTACTCCCCAACATATTATATATCATATACTAATCTTGTATATTGTCAACACACTGTTCGCTATAATACGGCCTAGCCTCTGCCACCCTTACGATCTCCCAAGATTCCATATGTCTTGTATTTTCATCTGGATGATACGGTAAAAGTCTAGAACATTTTGCTTCGGCATCCTCTTTATTTTTACAGTCACGCATAACAACCTGTACTGTAATATAGTGATACATCATTCATACTCCTCTTGCCAAGCACGCTCAATATCTCGTCGTGTTCGCTGACGCTTGGGCCTGTTGTCCATAATGGTATCCCGATGCTCTCGATGACCCGTAGACAACTCCCAAGGTTTCTTGACCTTGATTTTGATTTTGTTGTGGTTGCGTTTGGGTCGCATATCGTCGTTGAGGTGGTGCATACTCATACCATTGTCCATTTTCGTGCTGATAAAAAACCTTATCTACATTAGGATCATAAGCCATCAGACAGTATTGTACTGGATAAACGGGTTTTGTCAATACTTGTTTTTCTGGCAGTTGTGGTAGTTTAATATCACCCTTTTGATAGTCTTTTACACCGTTATAGGCCATTCCGAGTAACGCTATAATCACCCCAATCCACTGGATCATCCTTTCTCCTTTTCTTCTGATGAGCATACCATATTTATCGGTATCTGTCAACCGATTCTTTAGTTTTCCTAAGTTGTTTGTTGACAGTGGTTTGTGGAAAATGTCGCCCAGAGTGGCTAGGCTCAAAGCCTTACGCCACAAAGAGTTATGTCAGAATCCCTCGCAATCAGAATCTTGTTCTTTATTGATTCTCCATCCTGCGATTTTGGCTACTTTATTTAGTTTGATTACTTGCGTAGTTTTATCAGCACTAATATAGTCTCTAAAACCTCGCTCATCAATATAAAAATATTCGTCTAAAACATCAAACTTGTTTGTTTCATTTATAGCAACCACGGCTGCTTCAATAGGGCTTTTATTTGTACTGTACTTGAGTTCCAAAGAACCACACTTAATATAATACTTAGGCATATGCGTATTTGCTCCTACATTGTTCACAGCAACACTCCATATCTTCCGAACCATCCCAACACACTTCGGGATAATAATCCTCATCATCTTGAGGACTAATGCTCTCGGCACCGACATCAATAACTACCAAAAACTTATTCTTTCCTCTTTTGACATACCCTAGATTGTACTCATGTGCATCAATGTAGTCTAGCCCGCAACCACCAATATCATCAATAAGATTACAAATAGTATCATGATGCACACACCCTGTATTATGAGCACAGTCTCCATCACAATAGTCATCAGACTTACATCTAAAAGGTAAAGCGATTTCAGTAAGATAACCCCAATCGCTCAGAATCATGTGAGTCTCTGTTTTACCTCCACGACCCATAAAGAAGTTAGGAATCCTGATCCTGCAAACGGGACTAAAAACTTTTGGAGCAAGAATATCTTGGGACAATACAGATTGTACCTTATGTGCGAATGTTGCTAAACTTTTATTTGGAAAACTTTTGAATCCGTATTTGGTATTCTTTACTTTGTAGAAAGAGTTTTGACTCCCTCCATCAGCATACTTACCCACATAAGAAAACTTATTCTTAGCCATTTTCACTCCATCTAGACATAAGAAATACCCGTTTAGTTGCTTGTATTCTACACTATTTATCGGCATTGTCAATGCTGATTCTTTAGAATCTTAAGTCGTTACGTATCAATGGTTTATGTCTTTTCTTGACGTGTCGCCTTGACGCAAACCCTTGCGTATTAAGGCTTTAGATCAACTTCCTAGACTAATGAGGATACGATCATCGTAGCCGCACCAATCTAACTGTGTAGGATTATCAAACCAATCGTCCACAATGTCCTGTAACATACTTCTAGTCATTAGAGTGTCAGCATTAGTACCAAAAGATACATCACTATTAGAAACAGCATCCATTATTTCGGCATGATTCAAATGATTATGCTTACAAATATCTTCAAGAGTAACGCACTCATATGTAAAACTTTTCATCTTATCCTCAGTGGGAGGGAAACAAAACATTAGCCAAGCCACGCGGACACAAATCACAGTGTACGCTATTTTTAGTTTTCGTGCAAGTGACGACACCACGACCACGACGGATTTCCGGGCAAGTGATAAACTTTACCCCCTCTAAGACAACCAGTTTCGGTAATGCTGCTCGCCATGCGTCGGCTTTAGCCTTACTACGCGGACGCTTAGGGGCAATCTTAGTATCACTATCGCACCACGCAAAATGCCTAAAACCAGCGGCCTTTGCCTGTTTCATATCTTCGCCATCATGGATACTAGCATACATATTTATATACTTACCAAGTTCAGTAGACAGTCTAGTATCATAAATATGAGTATATGCCCACATTGTTGGCAGACTACCGCCATCGGCCACGATACTCTCACAAGCCCACAATACATTATCGACATATTCATTGTCGAGTTGACCGTCCTTGAAAAAGTCGCCGCGTTCATGCCAGCGAACATCTTTATTTTTCTTGACAGCATCGACCAACATCGAACGGATACGGTTTTTTTCCGTGATAAGATTCTGCATACCAGCAGGACGCACACCGGGATAGATATTTTCCAAGTCCTCGGCATAGCAACCATTACCCAAAAAATCACAGTCTGGTGGACAAGTATCGCCAACGGGACGAGACACGACGATACAGTTTTCCTTACCTAACTTGTCATTACCGTTTGCAGTTTTCATCACTTTCTCCTAGCGTGTCTCTCGATTCTACACTAGATTATCGGTACAGTCAAGCCCTATTCTTGAAGAAAAGATTTTATGCGTAAATCCTTGAATCACAAAGGTTTATGATTTTCGCCTCCGCCCACAATATTCGCAAAGCCTTACGCTTCAATGCTTTAGAGAAATAGCCCCAAGAGGAATCGAACCTCTAACCAGTGCTTAGAAGGCACTTGTTATATCCATTTAACTATGGGGCCTCTATTGCCGAAAGCCCGTCACGGCGTCCCGTGCGGGCTATACGGTTAGATGGTGGGATCACTTTACCATCGCTATATTACTAGCAGCAGACCCCTTCCCAGCAACCACGCTGGTTATTAGTTGGTTAGACTCTGCTAGGCCGGTTGAATCCCCGGCATATTACGCGGGAAGTTATCCCGCCGCACTGTGCCTAAAACCTATTTATACTGGCACAGTCCAGTTTGTCAAGTCAGGCAGTAGCCTCCTCCTTGGCGATCTTGCCATCGTGAGCATCACCGGCCTGCTCGGCAGTCACACCAGTGACGCGGGCACGCCACACCTTATAACCCTGCTCGCTGAAAGCCTTGACACCAGCGGGCTTGACATTAGCAAACACCTCGTCGGAGAGTTCGCTTGTAAGCGTCTTACGCAGAGCATCAACAACAGCCGACGAATCAACATCATCACCAACAACATCAACCGCAAAAGAAAACTTCTTCATTGTAAAAACCTTTCTCAAAAGTGTTATCAAACCAAGTAAACGTATTATACATCGTCAACATCACCTGTCAAGTGCTAAGTTGAAACTTTGTTGGTTGCTCTCAACTAGCGTCTTGTCGTGTGATGCTATCAGTATATCATGGTTATCGTCATTGTCAACCCTCTACATTGAATCTTTCTTTGATTTTTCCTAAGTTTAGCAGTATCAAGGGTTTGCGTTTTCTGTCGCCGTCTCGCCTTGGCGTAAAGCTTTACGCAGCAAGGCTTTAGTTTAAGAGAGGTATCCCTCGCAGCCCAAAGTGGTCAGTTCACGCAACAGAGTCTCGGCTGCATCGGGAGTAGGCAACTTGATAGTACTCTTACTAGCGCCGTTAATCCACTTACCATAAGTGCTGTCGTATCGCCCCACCAGAGTATCCGTCCATTCCTTGGCCTCTTTCAAACTCCAGCCAGAGTGCAAACGAATACTCTTGATACAAGCGAGACGATTGTCTCCCGGCATCTTGGTGATGGTCACATCACGACTCTGGTTGACGCCAAGAGCCACCTCAATAACCTTCACGATACGATCATGCAGATCGTTACCCGCCGTGTTAGCAATAGCAATAGCCTCGGCAATCGTCACCTGAATACTAATCATACATTAAATCCTTCTAAATACTTTGGGTCTATTTCTCTAATATTGTCAAATGCACAATCTCGTTCTTCTAGAATATAAACTTGCTTGCCACTTGTAATCAGTGTAGCGTATTGTGTTTCATCCCAGATAAACTCATTGTTATCACTTTCACGACGCCAGTGTGGATCACGAAGCGGATTATAATACAACTTTTCAAGATTGTCAACAGGCAAAACCGGATAAAAACTTTTGCGAAGCATGGTTTCTTCACACCGAATCCACCCGCTCACATCATGCACACCAGCCTCAAAAACTTGCTTGGCTTTATTAGGACGATTACGCAGCCTACAGCCCCTCATTTCCAACTGATATTCATTAGGGTCGTAATAATACACGTCAACAGTTTTACCGCCCTGCTTGATTCGCACTTGCCAGTGCATATAATGAGCCCCACCACCAAGATGAAACCTTACTTCGCCATGTAGTTGGTTCTGTTTCATGTTGCTAGTATACCTTATCGACCAGTACTTGTCAAGACCTTTAAACTTTCGCTGACTACAGCCACTCTAGCCAAATCCGTAGGATTAGGAAAAACAATGTCGGCTTCCGCCATACTCGACCAGCATTTCAGATAGCCTCTTTTGATATCATTGTGGCTATCCCCGTCCATTGTTCCCCTTAAGTATACAGTATAGATCGGTATCGTCAAGAGTATTCTTTAAAAAACCCTAAGTCTTGTATTCTCAAGGTTTTACGAATAACCTCCTCGGGCAGGATCGTCGCAAACCCTTTATCAGTAAGAGTTTCCGATATACCACCAATAGCATTTGTCGCAATAGAACCACCATATACCATTACGATCCAGAGTGTATGCTGCCACACTACAAAGTCCACATGGACAAATATCACTAAGAGTTTTTAGTTCCATAATCAGTCGTATAATCCTGTAGTATATTTTTCTGGAATAATAGGACACCAACTTTTTGCTCGCTCCTCATCGTATGGTAGCCAGTAAGGAGCATCACAAGCATCTACCAAACCCCAATCAACATTCTTAAATAGATGTGGACAAAGTTCGATACCGTATACACTATTTTCTTTATACCTATAGTGTCCAATACCTATACCAATATTTTCTCCAAAATAATAAACTTTCTGGCCCTCAGTTGGCGGATTCTTATGAGAGTTATTCCAATCCATGTTTATCAGTAACCCTAGTAATTTCCCTTGTAATAATCAAACACGGAGTCCCAGTTTCTTCATCAGTAAATTTAACACACTCATGAGGCCCATAATACCAAGCACCATCACCACGCTTAACATCGAACACAATATCATTATTATCTAGCCTAATATCGTGATACCCACCCTCATAACCAAGAGTAAGCACCCTAGTATCACCGGGATAGTTCTTCAACTGTTCAATAAGTTCGTTAACGGTCATTATACCCTCATTGCTAAAACGGTTACTGGTTGTATTGGTCGTGGTGAGGACGCTATCCCTCATAGATAGGCATTACTATACACTGTATAAGCCCAGTGTCAACTCGTCTTACGCAGTCCGAGTTTATCGTAATGGCTTATTCCTATCTAGTCCCAGGCATGAACCCACGAATATTTGAAGTAGTACGACAAGTTTAGTGCTTCTTCTCTATCTTGTCACGGCTTAGTATGAAGTTATCTCTGGCACTCCACCGCTACTTTTTGTATTCTACACTCTATTATCGGCTTGTCAATAGGGTTTGCTTTAGAATATTTTTATTCAGCCTCTCCGAAAAGCAAAGCCCAAGATTCATCATCGTGCCCAGTAATCAGAATCTCCCTTTCTTCCGACGAGAGATAAGGAAAACAGGTTTGAATACATTCGCCGTTAGCCCACCTATTAGCATCATTAAGATAGGTTACGATTTCAAACGGACGGCCGCTCATGGTATTGCCACTAAACTTGATAGTGCCACCATCATGGCTCACCCACCGGTCAACATTATCGCTAAGAGCATATCGCGTAAGCATGTGAATCTCCTTTTCCAGCATTCTATCAACTATTATCGGCTTGTCAAGAGACAAAATCCAGAAAATCTAAGTCGATGCTCTACAAGGGTTTGCGTTCAGCCTCCACGGGCCGGTTTGCCCTAAACCCTTGATATTCTTGGATTTAGAGCGAACCCGCTTATTTAGACGCTTTCTGAAGATTCGATCTCTTCCTCATCTTGAAAGAAGTCTGTCAATCCAAAATCATTCCAGATACCCATAGGAATCATATCCTTACTCTTATACTCGATATAGTTGTCGAATCCGTCAGCCCACACTCCACAAAAAGCCATACCCGGCTCAAAATAACTAGCATGAATCTTATAGCCCAACTCGTCCAGTTTTTCGTACAAACCAACGGGAGGAGCCCAAGCAGAGTCAAAAGAGCAACAAGCCTCATTTCCAACAGTAGTAGCCTTCAAGCCATATCGTTCTTCCTTCTCTGTACCTTCATCAGCACCCACATCCCACTTTGTTCCCCAGTTGTTGATGCACCAATCATACCAACCATCACCAATATCTTCTGGCATAGGAAGAAACTCTTGGCACAGAGTTCCCTTGTTGTATGCGGATACAAACCGATCCATAGCAGCCTTGTCGGTATGGGAAACGGTCAACTTGTTCAAGCACCAGTTAGGCATGATAAGTCCTCAAAAAGTTTTCGATATCTTCCAAAAAATAAGACCAGTAAACTACCGCACCATCACCATTTTTCAGTTCATAATGATAATGACAAACCAATGCTAGTTGCTTTCCATTAGCCAAATGCTCAACTTCACTAAAAGTAATATCACTCATTAGGTGGACACTTTGCAAAGAAAGGCTCTCCAGTTTCATCAAAGCCGTCAACACATACATGACCAGCCACAAAGTTTTTCCACAACAGTTGACCAGCACGCACTCGTTCACACCACTTGACAACATTCATAACATATTCCATATGTTCTTCGGTCATACCGTTGTCAGCACAGGCTTGCAGTATACCATCGACCTCATCCATTGTCAATAGGATATATTTTTGTTCCTCTTCGCACCAATGAAGATCATCAGCAGCGATCAAACCATTTATAACATCTTCTGGTTTCATATTCAATACTCTCCTATTTAGTTGTATTCTATCTGATATTTATTTTTTGTCAAGACCCACAGATGGTACTGACTATCGCCACGGTGCCGATCCTATCAGTTTAGGTAGTCCAGGTGGGACTCGAACCCACAACAAATAGATTTTGAGTCTATCGCCTCTGCCGTTGGGCTACCGGACCACAAATGACCCCACGGGGATTCGAACCCCGGTAAACGGAACGAAAATCCGTTGTCCTAGGCCACTAGACGATGGGGCCAACTACCTAACTCTTTCAATCCAAACAAAATCCCCATATTTCTCTTTTGCAAGAATGATAGCCTGATATTGCGAACTTGCAGTAATCACACCAACAAAAGTGTGGCTAAATCTAAAAACTTTCCAAGCGTATGTAGGGTAAGCGTAGCAGTTTGTAGTATTCATAAACGTATTCTAACAAGTATTATCGACTTGTCAACGGTCAAAACTTTATTTTTTCTATCTTGTTGATTCTCAAGGGTTTATGTCTTGTTGTACCGCGGGCCTTCGCCCCAAACCCTTGGTAAACAAGGACTTAGAGCGAAGGTTCCGCGACAACCTAGAAAGGAAGTTTAGAAAAGATGGGCCAAGCCAGCCTTGAACAGAGCCCCAGCCAGTAGGGGTCGCTTGCACTGCGTAGTACGCTCCGCATAAAAGTTTCTCACCTTACCATCCGCAGTTTGAGCGGTAATAAGATGCCTAGTTCGGTGAAACTCTGGATCATTACGACGATAACGGCTCTTACTATTGAGACGGCGAATGTCTTCGTCAGTCATAATATTCACAGTAAGAACTCTAGCCATAAATCTCTCAGGATCACCATGAAGTGGCTGCTCATAAAGGAAGTTGTAAACCTCTCCCTTCTTCGCGTTCGACAGCGAAGCATGAACACCACCATAAACACCATAGACAACAAAGGCCATAATAGACACCATCACAGCCGTAAAAACACCGCCAATCAGAATCCAATCGCTCATATCATTCCCTTTCTTCTATTGTTATCGTCACTTGCTTACAGTTTACACTCTGTATCGTCGTTTGTCAACCCCAAACCTTAGAAAAGTTTTCTTCCCAATAGTCCTGCATTTCTGCAAGATTCACGGCACTATCGTTCCAAGCCACATTGTCGGGCGTTTCATATGCGATAGCCGAATCGGGATCAACTTCACGAAGCCTAGCCTTGAAATCATTGTAGTTTTGGCAAACGGCCGCAAACTCGTTCAGACCTTCATCATTAGAAATCCAAAGACAAACATTCCAAGTCTCACGATTCGCATATCCGTTGTAGGTTCCGTCAGGACTCATTTTAGCATCTCCTTCGAGTGGTATTCTCTAAGTATACCTCTATTATCGACAAAAGCAAGAGCAAATCTTGAAAAAATCTTTTTTTGATGCAAGTTCTTACGTTGCAAGGCTTTACGCATATCTATGCCGGTCCCGAAGTTCACAAACCCTTATCTGGTAAGGATTTATGAAAACGGGTGTCTGCTTACGATGGGTCGCAACTAAAAGAGGAAATATTGCAACCAGTAGCAGCAATCAGAGCATCAAACATCTTACCGAGGTATTCTTGCCGCTCAACAGCGGTAGACATATCATGTTCTGGAATATCTAGAGTGTATTCCTTATCCAAAGAGTATTCGGTTTCATCGTTTTCGGCCACAATATCATAAAAACGGTAGAGCATAAACTTCCTTTCCTGTTGTTGTCGTATTCTACTATCTTTATCGGTATCTGTCAAGGGGTCTCTGTAGTGATTTTTCAAAAATCTTTAAGTCCTTTCTGGACAATGGTTTATGAGTTCTTCTATTGATGAGGCTTTTTGCAAAGCCTTGATTATCAAGAGGTTACGTCTTATGCTTCTTTTTCATTTCTTGATACATTTTTTCTAGATTCTGAACATGAGCAAGAGCCCTAGCTGTTTCACGCTCCATTCTTTCTCTAGCTTTTTCATATGGGTTTTTCTTTTTAAAAAGTTTCATTATTCAAAATCCACAAAAATAACCTGATTATATCCACGAGGCTTTACAGTATAACCATCACCATAATCGTAGGTATCGGCCTTAACACCAGTCATTCCGGCCAAAGCCTTAGCCTTACGCACCACATTACGCTGAGATGCCTGTTTGTGAATAATAAACTCATATCGGTTAGCCCAGCCATAGTTAGGCTCACCACAGAACGTATCAGTTTGCGTAACCACCACTTTTACCATATTATCCTCAGTCTTTCCTTTTGGAATATAAGCGTTAATCCAATCCTTAAGCGTCATACCAGTCATAGCAACATTCTACCTTTCTTGTAAGAGTTTGTCAACTAGCAAATCGATGTTTCCGGTTGAGTCTTCGATACCTTGTCGATTAGTTGTTGGACAAAAATCTTATAAGATTCATCAGCCTGTTTACCCTTTACAGTATACAAACCAGCAATAATCAAACAAACTTCGATCTCAGACAAAGAAATCAAAACATTAGAAGATTTTAGCATTTTATCCTTTATGTTGATAATGTCTATACAAGAAATTCTCGCTGACTACAGCCACTCTAGTCAATCCTTTAGGATTAGCAGAGACTCAGTCCTCATAGTCTCTAAAAGCCTTACGGTTAGCAGTACCACGGGTACGCTCACGCCTAGCCCTATTATCGTGGACACCGGTACCACTAATATGTTCACAATGTCCGCGAGGAACCTCCCAAACCTTTTTTAGATTCAGGCTAATCGTGATCGTCTTTTTGCTGTTTCGCTTGCTCATACTCGTATCCTACCACTATAATCGGCTTTTGCAATAGCAAATCTTTATTTTTTCTAAAGCGTTGCCTCACAAGGGTTTAAGACATATGCTCTCGGAGAGCCTAATCGCAAACCATTGTGCGATAAGGCTTTAGGTTCAATCGTAATATGGGCCGTCTTCGTCGTAATCTACAAAACCCACAGCCTCATCTGTATGAAAATCTTCTACATCGTCCCCGTAATAACCGTAATCCTCGTCGGTTCCCCATCCTGCAGAAGCCATACCGCTATCATGGTCGCCGTCCATACTATCATCATAATCCTCATCCCAACTATCAAATTCATTCCAGCCATCCTCATCGTCATCACCGCCGGTAGTTAGGTTGGGCCAATACTCATTAGTACGATCATCACCATCAACGCCATCATGGAAATCATTGTAATCGTCATAGTTTGCGTCCATATCATCATCCTCATAAGAGTTTTCGGGATCATACAACGGGTCAGGATGGCTCATCTTTCAGTCCTTCAAGGTTACAGCGATATAGAACAAACCGATATATCCGACAATAAAGAGTATACCGTTCAACATTTTATTTGTCAACTCCTGTTTGATTCTGGGTAGATTTCATCGAAAATCTCATCGGCAACCCCAACAACTTCCGCCCAATCCAGAGGATGACAGTCGGGATCGTCAATCGGTTCAGCCATAGGTTCAAGAATCTCACGCTCCGCAAGATCGGAGAGGATAGCGTTGATCGTATCTGTATCTTCGAAGATGCTCATCATTTTTCTCCCTAGTGTTGCACCGATTATACAGTCATTATCGGCTAATGCAAGAGGGGTTCTTGAAAAAATCGGATTTTGCCTAAGTCTTTTATTGGCAACGGTTTATGATTTTCGTGGCCGCATAGCCTTGCCGCAAATCTTTGCTAGACAAGGACTTATGTTTAGTGATTAATAATCCAGCTCACCACACAGCCAAGGATAAAAGAACTCGACAAGATAATCTTATCGTAAAGATTCATTATTGCCTCTTTATCGGAAAAACAAGATCGCAAACAGCCCAAGAACAACCAATACCCACAATAAATCCCACACCCATCCACATCCAGTCTATATTAATACCGAACATCCTTTTTCCTTTGTTTATTTATCCTTTGTGAAACCAACTAAAAACTTTTCCCCACGATCATTAAAACCAATGAAAGAGCCTTCCTGCTCAAATAATCGACCAAGTTCTTCCAGATCCTCTACTGTGATTCTATTTCTCCAGTTATTCTTACAAGACTCAATAGCCCAACAGGCAAAGCCTCCTACAAGAAAAACTACAGAAACCCCAGCCAACCAGACAGAGATTGTAGACATTTTTCCTCACTTATTAATGAATGAAAAGTTTTCGCAGTTTTCCAGATAGCAGGAGCGATACTTACCTTCCGCAATCTTCACGATCATCAGATGACCCTTGGGCTTTTCATAAACTCTACGAACTTCCCCGGTATAGGACTTACCCTTATAGGCGAAAGAAACAACATCATGACGAACAGGAACAAACAAGGTTTCCATTTTACTCTCCAATAGGTTTCTGATCCATTCTACATCTATTATCGTCATTTGTCAAGCGTATTCTTTAAAAAAATCTAAGTTCAATGCACACAAGGCTTTACGATTTTGGCTCCCGAAGCCACCTAGCATAAACCCTTGTGTCTATTGGATTTATGTAGAGGCTCCCCCTCAAGAGGGGAGAGGATTCTGTACAGCCTGTTCCATAGCCTTTCCTGGCTTGAACTTAACGGTACGACGCTCGCCAATCATAACGGTTGCACCACTGCGAGGATTCCTAGCCTTACGAGCGGCCCGAACTTTCACCGTAAAAACACCAAAGTTCCTCAGTTCGATTCTGCCCGTACTGGCAAGAGTCAACACCAAATCATCAAGAGTTGCCTGTACAATCTCCTTGGCTTGGGCTCCAGTAACACCAACCTTCTCAGCGATCCGCTCGGCCATGTCTCTTTTGGTTGCAAGCATCGTTTTCTCCTTATGGGATCATTCTACAAAGATATTATCGGCTTGTCAATAGCCAAAACTGAAGAAAATCCTAAAACCTTACACGATAAGGCTTTATGAAAAATGAGTCCGGCCACAGTTTCCGCAAATCCTTGCGGCACCGTGGTTTACGTCAACCTCCCACTACCATCCCCTCCATAAAGGGGTATTCCTTTCCGTGTATCTTTACAAACCACTCATACTTTCGCTGATACACGCGAACCGGACTATATTGATTGATTCTATCCTTGGTCGTTACCGTTTGCCATCCCCCTGTTTGCAGGGTGTATGTATCGTCCGGATGAATCTTCACAACATAGGTGCTGTGAAGCATAATCCCTACACTATTATCATGCAGGATTTCAGCGTAGGTGTTATTTCCAACCTTACGTCGCTTCGCATTACGCTTACCATGAACCATGCTAATCGCTTCGCTGTGAGTCATTCTATTTCCTTTTCTAGTGTTATCGGTATTCTACAGTCTACACTTTAGAAAATCAAGAGGTTCTCATAAAAACCGTTTCATTCTTTCCGTTTTCGGTGAGAGTCACCAGCCAGCATCGACCGCTACCATCCTCGGGACGGATACCATTGATTAGACCAAAATGGTTTTTTCCGTCTCCAGTTTTGAGCAAAACACGCGAACGATCAGCCATCTTTTCGCAAAGCCAAGAATACGAATAAACAGGCCGACGATTCTCAACCAACATTCCGGAAAGTTTCATTTTGGGTTCCTTTCTCTTTCTCTTATATCGGTATTTTACAGGCCAGTCTTTAGGTTGTCAAGCAAAAAATCTTTTTTCTTATGCCACAAGGGTTTACGTCAAGCGTGGCCGGGGCTGCTCGATGCAAAGCCTTGTCGAGCATAGAGATGTGATTCACCACTTATTACGGCGGCACTCATCGGCCCATTCTTGATCCTCACGCCGGGTACGCTCATTGTAACCATACCCACCATTAGTGAGATAGTTATCCTTCATGGCATCATATCCATCGTCGGACGAATCCTCGTCGTTCCAATCCTCGTAATCATAAAGCGGGTCAGGGCAACTCATTTTTATCTCTTTCTTTCTTGATTTAGGTATTATACTAAACTATTTTACCTTGTCAACCCCTCACAAGAGAGGGGCCGAGTCGATACTTTATAGCATACAGTTCGTCTACTATAACGCGAACGACCGTATCCATCGGAATACTACGATGAGTATAGTAGCCCATCTTGATATCGAAAAGACTATACGTACCGGGAACACCAGAAGGAATAGACCCAACGCTATGGGGATGGAGCGTAAAGCCAGCAATATACGCATACCGGCGGATACTCTTGCGAATCGTTTCAGTCTTTGGAATCTTGCGAAGCATTTAGTTCTCTCTTTCTTTCTCTCTCTTCTATTATCGACATTATACAGGCTAAAACTTGAAAGTCAAGAGATTTTTTGGATTTTTTATGTCAAGAGATTTTGACAAAACTTTTTCTCATTTTGACGCTGTTTGGCACAGAGTATGCTAGAGCAAAAGCCATGCCAAAAGAGCACAATTCCTAAGTCTATGTCGCACAAGGCTTTACATCGTCCCTCTATACTCACAAGTGTTGTAAACCCTTGTGGCTTCATGTTTTACGTCTTATTAGAAATATACCCCTTATACAGGGGGTAAAACTCCTCGAACGAGAGGTTTTCGTGCATAAGAATACCATCAATATACAGGCAGTAAGTATCGGGAACATTCTCCGAAACCGTCCACACGAGAGGCCGAGAATCATTGATTGCTTGAGGATTCATTATTTCTTTCTTGCATAAGGGTTAGCGAGGAAGTGTAATCATACCATTGAAATGTGAAAATGTCAATACCAGTACCTTATCGGGATACTTGGTGTCGATATACTTTTGTGCAGTAGTCTTTCGGTTATCCGTAGCACCAACATACTGAACAACCGTACCATCCTTATCCGTAACCTTCCACACCTTCTTCTGTACGATCCTAGGAAGGCTAGCAAGAAAACCGTTTACGCTCATCGAGGATTGCATCTTTTCTCTCTTTCTTTTCTACTATTATACTACAGATTTTTATGCTGTCAATACTGATCAATAGTACAGATAGTCTTCCAGAATGCGTCCATCACGGTCAACGGTGATTCCCTCACCCTCATCACCCATCGGGAAGAAATCCCCAATATGGAAGGTGCCATCCCGCAGATCGTGGGTAAGAGCCTCAGCCAGCAACTCTCCACCGATGGTGGCAACCCCAACCAACGTATCGGGAGAAGTGCTGTCCGCACCATACAGGAACTCAACCAACTCGTCTCGGGTGCTCAAGGTAACCATTTTATCGTCTCCTTTTTCTTTCCTACTTCTTATATCGACATTATACAGAGTTTTCTTTAGATTGCAAGCGAAATCTTTGGAAAATTTCAAATATAATTTCGTGCCAAATCGAAAAAATCTGCAACGTATTGTTTCCCAAGGGTTTGCGTCAACCTAGGCCGAGGGCCCAAGTCGCAAAGCCTTATGGGCCAACGATTTAGGATTAGTACTTATATTTGGGAGGATAACTGCCAAGCCACACCATATGGTCACGCCACTCCCTCGCATAGGGGGTACCGTGCCTCTTGCGGATCAGTCGCAACTGTGCAGCAAGTGTACCTCTGTATATGGGGGATGGGTCACGCTGAATCCATTCCCCGATCCACTTATTCGCAGGCACAGCAACCAAAAGTCTATGATCGAAAACTTGCATTGTTCAGCCCTTATAGAGAGGAAGGCTATTATACTCTTCGACGGACATATTTTCAATCTCTTCCCGAGCAGCGGCCATATCCTCATCTTCGACGATAACCTCACAATGCTCCCAGCAACGCGGGCAGAGTTCCAATCCTGCAATATCGTCTACAATCTGAACACCACAGCAATCCGAAAACATCATATCATTTCCTTTCTACTTGCGAAGCGTAGCACCGTTCGCCTTAGCATACCGATACATAGCCCGTTCGTCAACCATGAAACGCTCCACACCCTTCAAGTCCTTGAAGTTCCAATGGTAGGTTAGCACATCCGAGCGAACCATCCATCGGGCTTCAACATCGGAAGTCCGCTTGAGTGTGTAACCCATCTTCTGCAACTCTTTGGCAATCGTTTTGCTGTTCATCTTTTTTCTCCTCTTTTCTTATATCGACATTATACAGGGCGATTCTTTAGGTTGCAAGCAAAATCTTTGGATTTTTCTGTCAAGAGATTTTGACAAAACTTTTTACGGTTTTACCTTTGTTTGGCATGGTATTTGCTATGTTGTTGATTTGCAAGGGTTTACGTCAAGCCTCTGTGGCCCCGTCGAACGCAAAGCCTTGCGTCTCAACGGGTTACGTCAGCCATCCCACCCAAAGGGGGATACTTCGATCCCTTCTGCCATTACGGCAGAGTATTGAGCAGCGAGTGCTTCCACCCTTTCGGGGGAGCCGGGCTTTCCAACCTTTACGATCATGCTATCATCACCCCCCACAACGCGGGGATCAACCTTTTCCATCTTGACGCTATTGGCTCGACGCAGAGCCTTACGGTTGAACTTCAAAACCTTTTCGGAACGAATCACGCTACCATCAACAGTGGTCTTGTCGCACGGGATAGCGATACCGAGAAAGCACATACGGGCTTGACGCTTGGCGTTTTCGATGATTGCGAACTTGGTCATGTCTTTTTTCCTCTTGGTGATGATGAAATGATTATACACTAGAAAAAATCGCTTGTCAACCCCCCTCTATGGGGTATTCATGGCCTTGAGGCTTTCCGTGTCAAGAATAAACCTATTCACCCCTCCTAGGGTGGGGAACTTCCATTCGAAGCCTGTATGGGTGGAAATCACGACCCATCCGAAAATATCACGACCCAAAGTATAGCCCAACTTGTTCAAACGCTTGGAAAGCACCTTTTTGCTGTACTTATTCATTCTTTTCCTTTCTTTTCTACCAATATATAGTGCAGATACCGTGCCAAATGCCGAAAAATATTTTTTCCACGATTTTCTCGGCGTTTTTGATGATTCTGTCATTATGGCACTATGTCATTCTTGCAGTTTCTGCCATTTTGTCCTGCCATTTTTGTAAAATGCACGTAAGTCTATGATTTTCAAGGCTTTATGAAAAATGTGGCCCAAAATATTCGCCGTAAACCCTTGCAGAGTAAAGGTTTAGGGGGTTTTTTCATTTTCTAAAGGACTGCCACTTTTTTCCATAAAAACCGGGGGTGGTCTAAAAGAAGTAGGGACACCATAAACTAATTGGCCAGTTTATTGATATTTTTTTCCATTCCATTATTAATTTTTACAAAACCTAGATGCTCATAGAAACCAAGAAGCTTATCGCTACAATGAAGCTTTATCTTATAGCATCCTCTAAATTTTGCTTCGCCCACACAATAGTTAACTATCAATCGCCCCAAACCCATAGAACGACACTCTTGCACAACTCCCACATCCTCCAAATGACAGCACAACTGATTGTATCTTAGTTTTCTTTCAAACAAACAAGTAGCCGTAGCAACTATTTTTCTATTATAAACACATACATATGTTACAATATTGTCTGGTCTAGAAAATAACCATCCCCTCATTTCTTGTTCATTGCTGACACTAACATCAGAACCGTTTAGATCCTCCACACACCTCATATATTCATTTAAATTATCATATATAGATATGGGTCTAATATAAAACATTATTCTACAGTTACGCTTTTGGCTAGGTTTCTTGGTTTATCAACATCGTGACCACTCAAAATAGCACAATAATATGCAAATAATTGTAATACCATACTAGATATCAAAGGACTTACGGGATCAACCACACTAGGAACTTTTAATCCATAATCACCAGAAAACCTATCTTCTGCATAAACCTCTATAACTTCTCCGCTCCTAGCTTGTATCTCTTTGATATTATTTGCAATTTTACTATATTGTTTTTTGTTGTTAGACACAACAATTACCGGCATATTTTTATCTATTAAAGCTATAGGACCATGTTTCATTTCGGCAGCAGGATATCCTTCAGCATGAATATAAGATATTTCTTTTAATTTTAATGCTCCTTCTAAGGCTACAGGAAAATTATATTCTCTTCCTAGATAAATGCAATTTTTAGATTTATGGAACTTAGCACCAAGTTTTCTTATATTTTTATTTAACTTTAATACTTCTTCTAATACTATTGGTAATTTTTTTAAATCATCTATAATAGCTTGTCTATAATCTATTAACATTCTAGAGTCTCTATATTGTTCTATCCATAGTGCTATTAATAATAATACTATTACTTGAGACATAAAAGCTTTTGTACTGGCCACCCCTATCTCTGCGCCAGCCCTACAATATACTCCGCACTCTGTTAATCTAACTAACGAAGAATCTGCTACATTACAAACTCCAATAACAATAGCCCCTTTGGATTTTGCTAAATTTGCAGCATTAATAGTATCAGCTGTTTCGCCACTTTGTGATATAGCTATTACAATATCGTCTTCATTAATAACTGGTTTTCTATATCTAAATTCACTAGCATATTCCACGCTAGTTTTTATTCCACAAAATTCTTCAAAATAATATTTTGCTATTAATCCAGCGTGCCACGATGATCCACATGCAAGTATAGTAATATGATCCGCAGTACTTAAGATATTTTCATAACCAAATAAACCTCCAAGTTTTATCCTATAACCATCAATCCTACCACTCAAACAGTCTGCTACAACTCTAGGCTGTTCATATATTTCTTTGATCATAAAATGATCGTATCCATTTTTTTCAATATTGTATATTTGATTATATAGTTTAGATATATTGCATTGAGATATTTTTTTATTTCTCATATCATAGCAAGTTAATTGATCTTTTAGTTCCACAACAACATTATCTTCTAATACAACAATATCATTTGTATATCCTACTAAAGCTAATTGATCACTAGCAACATAAAATTCTCCCGGTTCGCCCAAACCTACAACAAGAGGACTTCCTTTTCTAGCAGCTACTATATTTTCTGGATCTTTTTTATCTATGACGCATATAGCATACGCCCCAACAACTCTTTCTAGAGCAAATTTAACAGCTTCAAATAATGGTAAATTTTCTATTACTAAATAATCGTATATTAAATATAATAAAACTTCTGTATCTGTTTCCGAAACAAATAAGTAACCTTTATCTATTAATTCTTTTTGTAATGCTACATAATTTTCTACAATTCCATTATGAACGATGCTTAATCTATCGTCGCTAGTAGTATGAGGGTGAGCGTTTCTTTGAGATGGTTGACCGTGTGTTGCCCATCTAGTATGACCTATACCAATATTACTTGGCATATCAAAATCTATCCAATTATTAATTAACTCATTAACACATCCAGGACTTTTAAATGTAATTAATTTATTGCCTATTATATAGGATACTCCAGCACTATCATATCCTCTATATTCTAGTCGTTTAAGTCCATCTAATATAATTGGCAAACACTTCTTGTTTCCCTTGTAACCCATTATACCACACATAAAATTCTCCTTTATATACATTATTATACCAAATTATACAAAAAAAGACAAGCATCTCTGCCTGTCTCTCTTTGTGGCCTATACTATATAATTAGCTTAGTACCTTATTAATGTTGGTCTAATATATACCGGCTGTACCTGATAATAATTTGGCCAAACCCACTGTACCCCTTGCTGCACCACAGGAACCAAAACCGTTTCATAGGTTACTACTGGTTGAGGCTGAGGAGCAATATAAACGGGATAAACATTGTATACCGAAGGTGGATAAGCATATACCACTACTGTCTGAATTGGTCGAGCCCTTACCCACTCACAAGCATAACTATTATTTCCCACCATCATGACCATAAACAAAACCAACATACAACTAAACAATTTCATTAGATTAATCTCCTGGTTAAAAAAGATGAGGGATTCCAAATTTTACCCTGAAATCCCCCACCACTAGACCTTTATGCTGCACAACAATAAAAGATCAAGAAACAACATTATCCTGAATCGGAGAGACCACAACCTTATTTTTACTGGGGCGACCTCTCTTTTTCTTAATGGCCAATTTTCTACGCTGACGGCGAACCATAGCAGTAGTAATGTTTTGGCCGGTCATTTGGCTTAGTTTAGCACTAAGTTGTTCATCATTATATAGTTCCTGATTTGATCTAATAAAGTCTAGTTCGGTCTGAAGCCATTTCTTATATGTTGCCATTTGGTGTTCCTTTAACAAATTAAATTGACTAAAAGTGTACTAACACTATAATAGTATGTGGTTGACAACTTTGTGCAAGGAGTTTTTTATGAGTGATGCTAATATTGTCAAATCTACCTTAGAAGTTCATCCATGCGGAGCAGCAGCTAGTGTAGAAAGTGATTTAAATTTACCCGAAGGAAAAAGTATAGCGGAATTATTAGATGAGCAAAAAGAAAATCCGTCCGAAAATAGTGAAGAAAAAGAAACCGAAAAAAGTAGTCAAAAATAATTTACCCAATAATGTTAGTGAACAAGAGTTTTTGACCGTTTTAGATAATATATCTAAGAGATTAGGTCATAAATTTAAATTTGGATATCATGATTTTGACGATATGAAACAGCAAGCAGCTATTTTTGCATTAGAGGGACTAGAAAAATACGACAGAAGCAGACCTTTAGAAAATTTCTTATGGACTCATGTTCGTAACAGGCTTTTTAATTACAAAAGAGACAACTATCAAAGACCAGATAAACCTTGTTTGACTTGTCCCTTTTTTGATAAAAATTTTCAGTGTTCGACTAATCAATGTTCTAAGTTCTTAAACAAGAATGAATGCGAACTATATGCTAGTTGGAATACTAGAAATAGTGCTAAGAAAAATATTATGCAACCAAGTCATATGGATAATGGTTTTGATATTAGTCACGCTAAGGGTGATCTTCAAAATTGGGTACAGAGCAAAGAGATTATCGAGTTTTTAGATAATAATATAGGTATTGAATATAGAGAATTTTATTTAAAAATAAAACACGGAACAAAAGTGCCTAAACATCATTTAGTTAAACTACAACAGCATATTGCTAATCTAATGGAGACAACAGAGTGGAAAAACAACCACCTAAGAAAAGAGGACAACTAAGCCTCGATGAAGAAAAATTCATTACTGAAAATGCTGGCAGTATTAGCATAGAAGCTATTGCTCAGGAGCTTAATAGAAGTCCAGCTCCTATACAAAGATATATAGTAGAAAATAATCTGGATGTTACTGATGATACCAAAAAAACAGACGATTATCTGATTAAAAGACTACATCTAAAAACTTTTTGGTCAGAAATTCTCAGGCAGTTTGATGAAGAAAGCGGAGAATTAAAATATTTTGAAGATACTTGGATAGGATTGATGAAACAGTTTCGTGAAGATGTTTTACCAGCAGAAGAATTACAGATTAAACAATTTATCACCATAGACATTCTTATTAACAGAAGTATGAAAGAAAGAAAAAGACACATCACAGATACTGAAAAACTTCAGAAACTAGTAGACGCTCAATATGCTAAACCAGAAACAGAAAGAGATATTCCTAAACTAGCAAATTTAGAAACTCAATTAAGTTTTGCACGAAATAGTATTGCTAATTATACTAATGAGTATACTAAGCTTTTAAATGAACAGCAAAAGATTAGCAAGGATCTAAAAGCCACAAGAGAGCAAAGAATTAAAAGAATCGAAGATGGTAAAAGTAGTTGGGTAGGATTAATTCGTATGTTAGAAGACGAAGCTATTCGTGAAAAAGAAGGTAGAGAAATGGAAATTCTTAATTTAGCAACTAACAAAGCTAAAGAGAAACTATTTGAATACCATACATTCGAGGACGGCACACTAGATAAACCTTTCTTAACACCAGAAAGCGTAGAACAAGATGAGTAAAAAAGTTGCACTAGTAACAGGAGTAACTGGGCAGGATGGTTCCTACCTAGCAGAATTTTTATTAAACCATGATTATACCGTCGTGGGCCTCGTTAGGAGGTCAAGTAATTTAAATACTAATAGAATATCTAATATTTTAAATGTCCCCGAGTTCAAATTAGAAGAATTTGACTTAACGGATCCTGTTTCCTGCTCTTGTATGATTCAGAAATATCAACCAGACGAATTCTATAACTTAGCAGCACAGAGTCATGTGGGTACATCTTTTAGTCAGCCTAGTCTTACGCTTAATGTTAATACTCTAGGTGTTGTAAACATACTAGAGAGCATCAGAGTCTCCTCTCCTGCAACACGATTATACCAAGCAAGCACCAGCGAAATGTTCGGATATAATTTTAGCATAAATAACACAGGTATAAAATACCAAAATGAAGAAACCCAAATGTTTCCGCAAAGTCCGTACGGAGCAGCAAAATTAGCATCACATAATTTGGTTAGAATTTATAGATCGTCATACGATATGTATGGTTCTTGTGGTATTCTTTTTAATCATGAGAGTCCAAGAAGAGGAGAAAGCTTTGTAACTAAAAAAATTACTAAGTATATAGGCCAAGTAATCAATGGAAAAACGAGAGATAAATTAAGTCTAGGAAACCTATCTGCAAAAAGAGATTGGGGTCACGCTAAGGACTATGTAAAAGCTATGTACTTAATGCTACAAACTGAAAAACCAAATGATTATATAGTATCCACAGGAGAAGTACATTCTGTAGAAGAATTTTTAATGAAAGCTTTTGGTATCGTTAATTTAAACTGGAAAGATTACGTTATAGTCGATCCTAATCTGTATAGACCAGCAGAAGTAGATTATCTTAATGGTGATAGCTCTAAAATCAGAAAAACACTAGGATGGAAACCAGAATATACATTTGATCAATTAGTAGAAGAAATGGTAAAATTCGATATTGAGAATGAACATGTTTAGAAATTTCAAAGATCCAATTTATAAAGAATGGAGAAAACGGGTTTATACGAGAGATAAGCATCAATGCCAGTGGCCTGGATGTTTACAAAAGAAAAAACTAAATGCTCATCATATTAAATCTTGGTCACAATATCCAGGATTAAGATTTGATATCAATAACGGTATAACACTGTGTAAATATCATCACGATAGCATTAAAGGTATGGAAGAAATTTATGCTGGAACGTTATTAAGATTACTAGATAATAAAAAAAATTATGAATAATCAAGAAAACTCAGAATTTACCGTTATTATAGATACAAGAGAACAACAACCTTGGGAGTTTCCGTACCATTCTATAGCTAATCGTAAACTAGATACCGGAGATTATTCTATAGAAGGATTAGAGCATCTTTTATGCATTGAGCGAAAAAAGGGCATAGCAGAAATTGCTAATAATATTACGGAAAAAAGATTTAAAGATGTAATAGAAAGAATGTCTGGTTATAAGTATGCTTTTATCTTGATTGAATGTGATTATGATCAATTGATGAATTACCCCATAGGCTCGGATGTTCCTCAAAAACTATGGAAGAATATTAAAATACAACCAGCATATATACTAAAATATTTAGTAGAGTTACAAATGTATTATGGTATACATGTTATCTTTTGCGGTTGTCCTAGTTGGGCAGAAAAAACAGCCATGTCGATTATGAAAAGAGTACATACAAAACATGCAAAAGATCAACAAAAAGATATTTGAAGATGCGTGGTTAGGTCTTGGAGACTTATCTCTAATACCTACTACTCAAAACTTAATGATTCATAGAAGCAAAGAGGATATAGAAAATCCCGACTTGCATCTTATGAGATTGCTTTGCAATCCTAAATATTTTGGTGTTACATGTAAATTATTATTCGGTATCGAATTGCATCCTATTCAAATCGCAATATTACAAGAATTTTGGATTAGGTCATTCCCTATGTTTATAGCTAGTCGTGGTTTTGGTAAAAGCTTTATCATGTCATTATATTGTATATTACGCTGCGTATTTAAGCCGGGCACAAAAATCGTTGTAGTTGGAGCTGCATTTAGACAGAGTAAAATTCTTTTCGAATATATGGAAAACATCTGGAGAACCAGCCCTGTTTTAAGAAGCATATTTTCAGGTAATGATGACGGACCAAGAAGAGACGTTGATCGTTGTACATTAAGATTAGGAGATAGCTGGGTTATAGCTATTCCCATGGGTGATGGATCTAAAATCAGAGGTTTAAGAGCGCATATAATTATAGCAGACGAATTTGCATCGATATCACCAGATATTTATGAGACTGTGGTTTCTGGATTCGCCGCCGTTAGTGCCAGTCCTATTCAGAATGTTAAAGAACAAGCTAAAAAACAAGCAATGGCAGAAGCTGGAATATGGAATGAGCAGTTAGAAGCACTAGATTATAAAATGGGAAATCAAGCTATTATAGCTGGAACAGCAGACTATGCTTTTAAGCATTTTGCTAGCTATTGGAGAAGATATAAAGCTATTATAGAAAGCAAAGGAGATCCTACAAAACTAGAAAATATTTTTAAAGGAGAAGTACCTCAAACGTTTAATTGGAAAGACTATTCTATAGTAAGAATGCCTTATGAATTAATTCCTAAAGGATTCATGGATGATAAACAAGTAGCAAGAGCTAAAGCTACAATTCATACTGGCATATACAATATGGAATATGCAGCGTGTTTCGTAACAGATAGTCAAGGCTTCTTTAAGAGAAGTTTAATAGAAAGCTGTGTAGTAAATGATGCTAACCCTATAATTTTTGATGAAAAACCAATAATTTTTGACGCACAGACAATCGGAAACTCATCTGCACAATATGTGTTTGGAATAGACCCGGCCTCAGAGAAAGATAACTTTAGTATTGTTGTTTTAGAGGTTCATCCAACACATGCTAGAGTAGTATACTGTTGGACAACTAATAGAAGCAATTTTAAAGAAAGACAAAAAACCGGCCTAGTTAAAGAATATGATTTTTATGGGTTTTGCACTAGAAAGATACGTAATCTGATGAAAGTTTTTCCGTGTGTAAAAATAGGGTTGGATGCTCAGGGAGGAGGAGTAGCAATAGAAGAAGCTTTGCACGATCCGTCTAAACTAGAAGATGGAGAGCAATTAATTTGGCCAATAATTAATTATGATAAATCAAAAGATACAGATAATCAACCGGGACAACACATATTAGAATTGGTACAATTTGCTAAAGCAGACTGGACAGCCCAAGCTAATCATGGATTAAGAAAAGATTTAGAAGATAAAACAGTACTATTCCCTAGATTTGATAGTTTAACGTTAGGTTTAGCTCTAGATAAAGAAGGAAAAGATATACTTGAATCTGATCTTACTCCGATATATGATAATTTAAGTGAATGTATTTTAGAAATAGAAGAACTAAAAAACGAATTGACCACAATTGTTATGACTCAGACTAGCACGGGTCCTAATGCCAGAGACAGATGGGATACTCCGGAAGTAAAATTACAAAATGGTAAAAAGGGAAGACTTAGAAAAGACCGATATAGCGCTTTACTCATAGCTAACATGATGGCTAGGCAAGCAAGAATATCTTTGCAACCTATGAGCTATGATATTGTGGGAGGAAATACTAGGGATATGGTAGAAAATAAAGGAGATATGTATAAAGGACCAGAGTGGTTTACCTCTGGAGCTAATGACGCTGACTTCTTTGGTGTTTATCATAGATAACAGTGTATAATTAATAGCAATTCAATCCTAATGTAATACTATTATAATTATGGCCAAAAAAACTACAAGAAATAGCTCTATAAAAAACGCTCAACCATTGTCAGAAGAGGCTTATGTTTCTTGGGGCGATGATTTGGATAGTAAGCAAAAAGCCTTAAAAACAGCTTCTCAGTCACTGGACGAATATACGTTAATAGATAGAGCAGTAGGTAATCGTAGATATAATGTAGATTTTTCTAGACTAGATACTAATACTGGCGGCCGACCCGGATTAACAAGATCCGATTATGATTTCTTTAGACCTCAAGAGAGTATTCCTACTGAAATAAAAAGGATAATAGCCAAAGCAGAGGACGTTTACCAGAGAGTGGGATTAGTTAAGAATGTAATAGATCTTATGGGAGATTTCGCAGCACAAGGAATAAGATTATCTCATAAAAATAAAAGAATAGAGAGATTTTATAGACAATGGTTTAAAAAGGTAAAAGGAAGAGACAGATCAGAGAGATTCCTAAATAACATTTACAAAACAGGTAATGTTGTTATCAATAGGCAAACAGCAAAGCTAAATCTTAAAGTCGCTGATCAGCTATATAAAGCTGTTGCAGGATCCGATCTTCAGATCAATGAACTAGAGAATAATAATCTAGAAAAAAGAGAAGTTCCTTGGAGATATACTTTTATAGATCCTGTTTTCGTTGATGTTGCAGCTGGGCCTTTATCATCATTCGTTTCAAATAAGAAATATGAATTGGTTTTACCAGCCGCTCTTAGAAAAATTATCAACACTCCTAAGACTGATGCTGAAAAAGAAGTTATAGCACAATTACCATCCCCTATTATAGAAGCAGCAAAAACAAAAAAAGCATACCCTTTAGATCCAGAAAAAACACTAGTATATCATTACAAAAAAGATGATTGGCAAACATGGGCTTTTCCTATGATATATGCTATCATGGATGATATTGTATTAATAGAAAAACTAAAATTAGCAGATACAGCAGCATTAGATGGTGCAATTAGTAATATTAGAATTTTTAAGCTAGGAAGCCTAGAACATAAAATTGCCCCAACAAAAGCAGCCACCGCAAAACTAGCACAGATTTTAGGGAATAATATGGGCGGTGGTACTATGGATTTAGTATGGGGGCCTGATATAGAACTTATTGAAAGTAAAACTAATGTTCATCAATTTTTAGGAGAAGGTAAATATATACCACATCTTAATAGTGTCTATGCTGGATTAGGTATTCCTCCAACTCTTACAGGAACATTCGGGGCAGCAGGAACTACTAATAATTTTATTAGTCTAAAAACACTCACACAAAGATTACAGTATGGAAGAGATATACTTGTAGAGTTTTGGGAAAAAGAGATAGCAATCGTACAAAAAACTATGGGTTTCAAGTACGCTGCAAAAATAGAATTTGATAGAATGGACTTGAGTAATGAGGACGCAGAGAAAGCACTACTAGTTCAGCTTGTTGATAGAAATCTAATCAGTGATGAGTTGTTACAAACTAGATTTGGCATAGATCCAGATATGGAAAAAACAAGACTTAATAGAGAAAATAGAGATAGGAAATCAGAAAGAATGGTTAATAAAGCTGGTCCATGGTTTGATCCTCAGTTTGAAAATTCTTTAAAGAAGATAGCACTACAGAACGGATCGGTTGCTCCCAGTCAAGTTGGGCTGGAACTAGATAAGAAAAAGAGCGGAGAGAAGTCAGCTTTGGAAATGAAAGTTCCCGCATCTCCACCCGGAGGAGGTCAACCTGTTCCTCAAGGTAACAAAGGCGTTCCTCAGCAGGGGCGTCCTAAACTTTCTAAAGATACAGAAAAAAGAAAAACCAAAGAATTTAGTCCTCAAACTGGTGCTAGCTTAGAAATTTGGGCAAATAATGCTCAAGATAAAATTAGTGAAGTTTTAAATCCTGTATTTTTAGATTTCTACAAAAAGAAAAACTGGAGAAGCTTATCTAGTACAGAAACTAAAGAAGCAGATCTAGTTAAAACAAAGATATTATTTAGCTTTAATCCTTTTTCTATTATTGATGAAACTAAAGTATTAGACTCTTTCAGTAATGTAACTTCTAATGAAAAAGATTTTAATAATATTATCAATGGTTATAATGTTTGGATAAAAAATATTAAAAATGATCTAAATAAAGATTTATCAGTAGAAGAACAGAAACAGGCTAAAGCTTCTTTTTATTCTATGGTGTATTCGAAACTAGAATCATAATTTAGTAAAGGGGCATTATATGCAAATCTTTGAGCAAGAAATAGCCGATGGTCTAGAAGAAAAAATTAAAGCTTCGGCCGCTATATCATATGCCACCGAAGCTTCTCCATGCTCTAATACTCCTGTTGATATTAAGCATATCAAGAGTTTAGCTTTTTATAGTGATAGTGATTTATATTATGTCCAATCTATTTTAGTTAGCTCGTCATGGAATAAAAATGACGATATATTTGATAAGAATGAAGTTTGGGCGGCTAAACATACCCCAGAACATAAGCCAACCAATCTAGAGCATGATGAGAGTGTTATTATTGGTCATATCATATCTAATTGGCCAATCACAGAAGATGGAATATTAATTAATGAAAATACTCCAATAGAAAATTTACCAGATAAATATCATATTTTAACAGGTTCTGTAATTTATAAGGGTTTTAGCAATCCAGAGCTTAAGGAGAGAGCTGCTAAACTTATAGCAGAAATAGAAGACGGAACCAAATACGTTAGTATGGAGTGTTTCTTTAATGGTTTTGATTATGGTTTAATTAATAAAAGTACTGGAGAATATAAAATATTAGCCAGGAATAATGAAACAGCATACTTAACAAAACACCTTAGAGCCTACGGTGGAGTTGGCGAACATCAGAACTATAAAATTGGTAGAGTCCTTAGAAATATCACTTTTTCAGGCAAGGGTTTTGTCAATAAGCCCGCAAATCCTGATAGTATTATTTTTACAAAAGAGCTAATTTCTGAGGGTTCTAAAATTTTTACGGAAAAAAGCGAAGATTTATCAACAGCAGGTGTATCTAATGATCAGTTAACCAATAATGTGGAGAACAATACTATGAGTTTAGATCTTGAACCTATTATGACAGAAGTAGCAGAAATCAAAAATAAGCTAGAAGCTTTACAAGGTTTGTCAGAAGCCTTTACAGCTGCTACTACTCTAAAAGATAAAACAGTCGAACTCGAAGGCACAATAAAAGCTCACGAGGACAAAATTACAGAACTAACTTCTGCTCTTGAATTAGCCGCTACTGAAAAAGAAGAAGCAGCTAAGAAAAAGTCAGAAGAAGAAATGCTCAAAGAAGAAGAGATGAAGAAGGTAAAAAGTGAGCTTGATGCTGCTAATGAGACCATTGCAGCTTACAAGAACAAAGAAGAAGAAATGGCCAAGAAAGAGAAGAAGATGAAAAGAATGGCTTCTCTAATCGAAGCAGGCATTGATAATGATACGGCCTCGGCCACAGTAGATAAATTTGAGTCATTAGATGACGAAGCTTTTGCAGCTATGACCAGTCTTTTTGCTGGTAAAATGCCTCCTTGGCTTAAAAAAGACGAAGAAGACAAAGAGGAAGAAATGAAAGATAAGAAGAAAGCTTCTGAAGCCGAAGCTGCTGATCCAGCTATTCTTGAGACAGCCGAAGTTGAAGAAGAAGTAAATCTTGGTGTAGGCGGAGAGGTAGACTCGTCTGCTGAGAACACTCGCGCAGCTTTGGTTGAATTCGTTTATTCCAGACTAGGTAAAACTCTAAAAAACTAATAAGGGAGAACAGAAATGGCTCTTAAACCAGATCGTATCGAAAAGTACACAGATGTTTCATTCTTCATGAATACAGTTGCCGAGCGTGGAGGCATCGTTGTTCATAATACTTCGGGTGCCGGCGCATCTATGGATGATGCTGGTGCTGTTGTTATGTATCCAACAGGCGTCAACGCTGGTACAAAACCCGCCGGTCTATTGTTAAACGATGTTGTTGATCTTGATCTAACAAGACAGCACATCAACTGGCATCGTGATGAAGTCCAAAAGGGCGGCAAAGTCACTCTTCTACGTCAGGGTCAAGTTGTAACCAACATGGTAGCCTCTGGTCAAACACCATCGGCTGGCGTTGATGCTTACTACGACGTAGCTGGGCATCTAACAACAGTTAGTACCAACAGTACTAAGGTTGGAAGATTCCTCAGTAGTAAAGATTCCGATGGTTATGTCAAAGTAGATATCAATATTACCTGATAAGGGAGAAAAAAATGTCATCAGCCAAAGTAAATAAGTTTCAACCCTCAACAGAACTTACAGATCTTCTTGTGCGTTCTGGTTCACCCGTAAGAGAAGTCTCTCTAGAAGCTAATGCTCAAATTGCAAAAGCCCTAGAGCTACCGCTAAGACAAGGTATTCTTAGTGGAGATATTCTAGATGGCATCTTCGAGCCTATTACTTTGGCACAAGGCGCCACTCCAGAGTTCCCACTAGATTTTCTTGCTCCTGGCACAGAAAAAGACTTCGTAGCCTATACTGTTCCAAATCATGGATATATTCCAGAGAGACACGTTGAAGGCGATTACGTCATGGTCCCAACCTACGACGTTGGTTCTTCAATCGACTATCTCTTAAAGTATGCCCGCGATGCTCGTTGGGATGTTGTTGGTCGTGCTATGGAGGTTCTAGAGGCTTCGTTCGTTAAGAAGCTAAATGACGACGGTTGGCACACTCTATTAGCCGCCGGTGTAGATCGCAATATCGTTGTATTTGACAACGATGCTGCAAATGGTCTATTCACCAAGCGTTTGGTTAGCCTTATGAAGACAGTTATGCGTAGAAACGGTGGCGGTAACTCTGCCTCAACAAACCGTGGTATGTTGACTGATCTTTATGTTTCTCCCGAGGCTATGGAGGATATTCGTAGCTGGGGTCTAGATCAAGTTGACGAAGTAACTCGTCGTGAGATCTATACCGCCGCTGACGGTACCCTCAACCGTGTATTCGGCATCAATCTACATGATGTTGATGAGCTTGGTGAAGGTCAAGAATACCAACTATTCTATAGCAACCTACTAAATGGTACTCTACCATCTGGTAAGTCAGAGGTTGTAGTTGGTCTAGACCTCCGCAAGAGAGACAGCTTCATAATGCCAGTTCGTGAACAGGTTCAGATCTTCGAAGACGAGTCGCTACATCGTCAGAAGAGAGCCGGTTTCTACGGCTGGGCAGAGCAAGGCTTTGCTGTTCTAGACAACCGCAGAGTTCTTCTTGGTGCTCTCTAATTTTAATTAGCTAATTCGTTAGCGAAAATAAGGCTGGCCTTGCGCCGGCCTTTTTTTTTAGGTGTATTTAATATTGATATAACCAAAAAAGGCACGAGGGTCAAAATATGAGCTGGCAAACCGAGATACCCATTATTGTGCGAACATTAATAAATGATTGGTCCGATCCACCAACATATAGTGAAGAGAGATTGTTACAAGTTATCTCTGTCGCAGCAAAATATGTTCAATTTGATGTTTCTTTAGAGAATAGCTATAATATAAATGTAGTAAATCCAAATATTACTCCGGATCCTACTGTTAGCCAAGATGATATATTTATTAGTTTAGTTAGCCTTAAAACAGCTTGTATTATAGATCAAAGCACACTAAGAACCAAAGCAGCACTAGAAGGAATTAAGACCGTGCTTGGCCCAGCCAGCTTAAGTATAGCCAATAGTTTAACTGGATGGAAAATGGTTATTGAAAAAGGAGCGTGTGCAACCTATGAAGAATTAACATCTCATTGGAATGTACAAGATGCAACATCAGTTAGAGCTATTCTTAGTCCTTTCGTCGGTAATAATTTTGATCCTAGAATGATTAGTACAAATAATGCATATTATAGACGAATGTATACATAAGGAAATAACATGGCAGCAACAACATATAATTTTTCAATTGAACAAGGTACATCTTTTTCTATTCAGTTTACATACCTAACCGCAGAGACAGCCTCCCCCATAAACCTGTCTAATCACTGTGTTACATTAAGAATATTGCCAGCGCCAGACAATGAGACACAGAATCTATCTGTTATAACTTTTACAACTGTTGCACAAACAGTTACTCCTTTTTACTCATTTTCTATTAGTCCAGAAGAGGGGATTATTTCTTTAAAGCTATCAGCAGAAATGACTAATCTATTTTTACAACCAGGAGCATCTCCTCCAATAGAATGGTCTAACGCTAAATATGAATTGGAAATACTAACACCAGACAATTTTTTTCAAGGAAGTATGAAAACAATCAAAAGATTATTACAAGGAGATATAAATTTAACGAGAAGACTTATTCCAGCTGTAAATATACCAGGATGTGGAGCTTCTTTGTCAACAGGAAGTAACGCAGCAATAGTAACAGAAGAACAGGTGTCTTTTTCCGCTTTGGATAGTTGTATTGGTTCGCCATGTGAGTTTATAGGAGGTAATGCCAATATTTATTCTCTTACTAATCCAGATCCTTCTTTTTATGGTGACACATCTTTAATTCTTAAGGATTTAGACGTGTTAGAAAATCCTTATGGTAATTCTTATCCTAAGTATCTATCATTCAATGTTCCAGAATCTAAAGTAATAGAAAGAATAGACATAATGATAGAGAACATGTCCCATAACTTTGCACAAGACGTTAGACTATTGCTTACTCATGCTGGTAGCGGAGTATTACTAGTAAGTAACAATAAGTTTAATTTTGACAATAAATTAAGAAATTTATCTTTTATACTTTCAGATTATACTCCTTTAAGAGCTGACCCAACAGATTCAGAACCCACTGTTGGTAATGTTAATCACTATTTTAGCTCCTTATTAACAAATAAAAATTTAGGAGCAGCAAGACCAAAACCAATTACGAAAGATATTTTTCCAGAAGGAGCTTTTGATGAAACTGATTCTACTAAAAATATAAACGTATATGGCTATACTCTGTCTACTTTTGAGAATACTAATGCTCAAGGAGAATGGAGAATATATGGATTAGATACTGAAAGAAAGAATTCTGGATCTATAGGAGCAGTAAAACTTATTATTTACTTCAAGAATGAACAATCCAATGAGTTATCAAATAGCTTGTATTGTGGAGGAGTAACACGAGCAGGAGAGATTAGCGGTACCGGCGTCACCCTTTCCGGAGATAAAACAACAGAATTTAGTATAAACGATTTTGTTGTTATTAAATATAATACTGGTTTTGGTGAAGCTTTTACAATAAGAACTATTTCTACTAGTCCGTCTTATGATACCACCGACGATGTAACTGTATTTAGTGTTAATAATGCTATAGATGGCATTAGTGGAGTTTCTATAGAAATAGACAGATATAATCCAGAAAGTGCAGTATAAATATGGCAGAACAAACTATATTTGTGAATGAAACAGAGATATTAAATATATCTGATAATAATTATACTAATACTATTATTCAGGCTTTGGTTGGTCCAGAGGGAAAAACTGGGCCAGAAGGTCCGCCAGGGCCTCCGGGACCAAGAGGACCTAGAGGTAGAGCGGCACCATTCTTTCCAAGAACAGTATTCGCCTCGTCTTCTTTATCTTTAGATATTGAGAACAACAGCATACCAGTTATAAATGCGACATGGATAAAATTATCATCAAGCTCAACAAATAATATTATAGGTATAGGAGCCGGAACAGAGGGAGAGCTTAGAATATTAACTAATATAGGATCAAATAATATAGTTATAAAACATAATGATACATCTATAAGTACAGATCAAAGAATTCTAACTAATAGTAGTCAAAATATTACCCTTAATCCTAACAATTCAATTAATTTGATATATGATCAGACAGCACAAAAATGGAGAGTTATTTCCGTAGGATTAGGAGTATAAAGCAATGAGTGAAGGTTTTAATATTCCGTATGCGGAACTCAAAAGCATATACGCATCAGGTATAGACTCCATGCTCTCGCAAGAGGGTCTCACTCTACCTGTTACACTAATGTATGATGTGAAGAATGAACTATGTAATAATTGCGTGTACGATCCGGTTGCTCAAAAATCTTCTAGTTTATACAACAGTACAGGACCAAATCCTTTTCCAGAAAATTCTGTGTGTCCAGTATGTCTAGGCATAGGATTTATTACTGTAAAATCCACAGAAACAATATATATGGCTGTTATATTTGATAGTAAATACTGGACCAATACAGACAATAACATAATTAATGTTGCTGACAATATGGTACAAACAATTTGTCGTTCAAATCTATTACCTAAACTATTAAATGCTAAAGAAATATATTTTAATAATAATACTATAGAAAGATATACTAAATTTGAACATACTAGATTTGCTGGATTAGGCAATAGTGACTATATTTTTATGATGTGGAAACGTAAATGAGAATTATAGAAAACGATAGTACGATTAGACAAATGATGCTTAACGCATTATTGGAAGATGTAAGAGATACTTTTAATAAGTCTATACCTCAGATTAAAGATAAAATACAAAACTTAATTATTGATGCTATTAAAAATAGTCCAGAGTATTCCTCTTTAGTTTCTGGTCAGCTAAGGGCAGAACTTGGTATACCAGATGCAGCATCAAAGATAGAAGAATTATTAAACGTATGGACTACTAATATAAATGTAGAGATTAAACAGTTTAAGGTTACAAACATGGGGTTATATGGAGGATTTAGTATAAATTGTATAAAAAGTGATTTTTCAGATGTTCTAGGAACATCAGCAGCTCAAGTAGAAGATAAAATAAGAGGATATTCTTTGCCTTGGTTAAATTGGTTATTATTAGAAGGTGGTAAGATTTTAGTAAAAGACCACGTTGTGGTTGTTGGAAGTAGTACTTTCTCTAGAACAGGTGAAGCAATAATGAGAACTAGCACCAGTAGTTCTTGGAGAGTTCCTCCAGAGTTCGCAGGAACAGAAAGAGACAACTGGATCACAAGAGCCATAGATCAATTAGATGATCAAATAAGTAAAATTTTTCAAGAAACCATAGAAAGTAATATATAATGACTAATTGTAATTATAATCCTGGTTTTCAAAATGTTGAAGACTTTAATTCTTATTATTTAGAAACTCAACTAGAGGATAACCTTAAGAGCTTTCTAGATTGGGGTTTTCTAAATATAGGTGGATTTATCAATATTAATAGGCCAACACAAAATATTAATAACGCTATTGGTTTTCATAATTTAAAGCTTCAGTCTGATCCCCAATTTTTAATAGAGTCTTCAGGAAGGATCTGGGAAACGCCTAAGAGGCAATGGGTATCGACAAGTGGTATCCAGTACAAAGGAATATCACCAATACAAATTAGTGGAGTTTATGTCAATAGCACTTTTATCCCTGGACCAACAGGTAACTCGCAGTATTCTTATACTTTAGATTATAATTTTGGTAGAGTTATTTTTACTAGCGGATTACCGGCCAATACATCTGTGCAAATGGATTATTCCTACAAAGCTATTCAAACCTATAAAGCTACAGATAATTTGTCTAACTTAAAAGATCTACAGAGGTACACATTTTTAAGATCAGAAGATACTAAAAATTTAAAAAGCAAACCCAACGCTCAAATGCCTTGCGTAATAGTGCAAGTTATACCAGGAAATAGTTACAAACCTTATCAATTGGGTTCGACCGTTTTTTTGGCTTCTCAAGATATAATGTTGCATGTTTTTACAGAAAATGCTATAGATAAACAAAATATTGTAGATATTATTAAACTACAAAAAGATAGAACATTATTATTATATGATCTTAAAAAAGTGGTCAAAGACAAAGTTTATGAACTAAATAGTAATGGATCACTAAATTCCAATAGAATCAATTATTTAAATCTACTTAATAATTCGGCTTATTTTTGGAAATACTCTAGTTTTGAAGATATTAAGAGTATAGATAATGAAACACTACAAAGCGATTTATACTATAATGCTACCAGAGTTACAATCAAAACAGTATTATAGCTTTTAATTTTTTTGGTGTATACTTATGCTGAAGATGCATTTCATTCCTTCCTGTCAACGATCCAACAAATAACAAAGGGTTTAAAAATGGCAAATCAGAATAAAAGAATTTACTACGCTGTACAAAACGTCGCCCTAGGTGGTAATATTAACGGAAGCGCTAATCCCTCGGTTACAGAGGCGGGCGGTTTGCAAAGTGTAGGTATTAATACAACTTTTGCTCTTGATCCCACTTATCAGTTGGGGCAATTGGCCAGCTATTATATTACCGAAGGAGTACCAGAAGTAGAAGTTACTCTAAGTAAGATTATTGATGGTCGTATGCCAGTTTATTTACAAGCATGTGGCGGAGCCAGTGCTGCCAACAAGAGTTTAGCAGAACTACAGAACGCTAGAGCCACACTACAGTTAAGCATTTTTGCTGATACAAATATTGCTGCCACAGGAACAGCACAGGCCACAGTAAAATGCACAGGTATGTATGTTTCTAGTATCAGTTATAATCTAACTAATGACGGTAATTTTACAGAAGAACTAACTCTAGTAGGTAACCATAAAGAATGGTCCGGATCAGCAGTAACAACATCAACTGGTATTGCTCCTGTAGCTCAAAGATGGGCTTTCAATAAAGACGCTTCGACAATACCAGCTAGTGTTAATCAAAGCAATAGTGCTGTGCTAAATAGTGCTAGTGCTAGTGTTAGTTTGGGCCGCGAAAGTATTTTCGTTCTAGGTCAAAGAACACCTTATCATCGTTATGCTACTTTCCCCGTAGAAGTAACATCAGAGTTCCAGGTTCTAGCCCAGAATAGCGACGGTGTTGCAGCAGACATGGTTGATAGTGGTTGCCAACAAGGTGCCACAAGCAATCTTAGCAACGAAACTATCGTACTAGTAGTTTGTGCTCTACCAGCTGGTGTAGATGCTGATGGTAACTCAGAAAATGTTATTAGCGGCAGAAAAGTAGTAACAATCGACCTTGGCACACAGAATAAGCTAACATCAGTAAACTACAGTGGTGGTGACACTGGTGGTGGAAATGCTACAATTACATATAGTTATCGTAATTACAATGACTTTAAGGTTAATTGGGGTTGATATAATTAGTTAAAAGAATAAACAGGAGGACAGATGGAGGAGCTATTTACAATTATAGGAAAGCTATATACAGACATGGTTCAGATGCAAGGAATCATATCTAATTTTCAACAGCAATTAAAGGATAAAGACGCAAGAATACAGGAATTGGAGGAGCAGCTTTCTAATAAGAATTAGAGGATTTTCTTTAAATGATGAGGACTAGCAACGATATTCTGCTATCCAGGATTGTTTTTGGTTCTATGTTAGTTAGAATTAACAACAAAAAATATATCTATAGAAAAGCTTCTAAAGAAATAAATTATAAAGCAGATTTATTATATGAAGAGACTATCCAAGATCATATATATGATGGATGGTTAACTTTAGATAAAACCAAATTTGTTCTTATGGAAAATGGACTTTGGAGCAATAACCATGAGAACACTCTCAAGGAATTGGATAAACAATTAGACGATCTCAAAGTATTATTATTTGAAAACTTTATGTTTAGCAAAAAAAAACAAGATTATCGTAATAAAATTAAAAACATAAGAAAACAAACAAGTAATCTATCTAATATAAAACATTCTATAGATCAGCATACTATAGAAGCATATGCGTCTAGAATTCGTAATGAATATATTATTATGAATTGTTTATATAACAGTACTAATACTCACAAAGTATTTAATAAAAACAAAAAGAATGAATCAGATTTTTTGAATGATTGCGCCAATGAAATAGCTAAAAATATTCCTGGTATAGATTCTTTAAAATCATTAGTTAAATCAGAGATATGGAAGTCGTACTGGAATGCTAGTGGAAAAACTAATGTATTTGGTTCAGATTCTAGCGATTATACCGATGAGCAAAGGGTATTAATTAATTTAAGCAGGATGTATGATTCTGTATATGAACACCCAGATTGTCCCAATGATGATATTATAGAGGATGATGATGCTCTGGATGGGTGGATGATCTCACAGAAGAGAAAGAGAGAAAAAGAAAAGAAGAGTCAAACATTATCTAGTAAAAGTGGAAAAGCTAATAATGCTGCGGAAGTATTTGTAATGGCTACTGATAATCAAGAAGCTCAAGAGATTTTTGACCTAAATTCCCAAAACTCTAGACAAACCTTGCAAGAAAGACAAAAAGTTGTTTTATCTTCTGATAAAGCTATTGATGAATTCCAATTACCAGACGTTCAGAGAGAAGTTAAAATGAAATTAAATCAAGGACCACCTCCTAAATAAAGGATTAATATATGACAAAAGAAGAACAAGATCTTATTATAAATTTAGTATCAAAAAGACTAGAAACCACTATGATAGGCTGTTTGGCAAGATTCGAGAGTTCGTTCGGCACCCTATGGGGTTATGATGAAGACTACGATAAGCCTCTTACGGCAAGTCAAGAAAAGTTTCAAGATACTTGGGAGTATACTAGAACTGGTATATTAAATCATGGAAATAATCAAATTAGAGCTGTTATAGATGATATTCGAAAAATAGCTCAAGATAAACCTTTTACGAGATACAACTACAAATTCTATTTTAATGATAAAAACAGAAAGGACGATGAAGTATGAAGACTAAAACTTTTACAGCTATGGTTAATGAACAGAAGGTTGATTTGATGGTTCGTTCGCCCTCTATCCACGACCAGAGAGAGGCTCAGAAGGTTTATAATCAAGCTTTTACAGATGCGGTTAAAAGCAAAGCAGTAGTAAGAGCTAAATTAGATGATCTATTACAGGATCAGGGTTTATGGAATGATGAAAAACAGGTCAAGTTCAATACCCTGCAACAACAGATTTTGGACGGAGAAAGAAGATTAGCCAAGGGTGGCTTTAGTCTTAAAGAGGCCAAACAGTTAGCGATGGATATGAAAAAGAATAGAGATGAAATTAGAGAGCTTATCTCTGTTAAGACATCTCTAGATAATCATAGTGCTGAAGGACAGGCTGATAATGCTAGGTTTAACTATCTCGTATCAAGCTGTTTGGTGTATAATGATAGCAAACAGCCATATTTTAAAGATATGGAAGACTATCTTAATAGGATAGGAGAAGATGCTGCGATAAAGGGTGCTCAAAATTTGGCTTCAATGTTGTATGGTTTGGATAACGATTATGAGTCTGGTTTACCAGAAAACAAATTCTTAAAGAAATTTAAGTTTGTTGATGATAAACTAAGACTAATTGATAAACAAGGCCGTTTGATTGATGCAGAAGGTAGGCTAGTTGATGAGAATGGTCGATTTATTGATGAACAAGGTAATTTTGTTGATAAGTTTGGTAATAGAGTAGATGAAGAAGGTTCCTATATAGTAGAAACCGCTCCATTCCTAGATGATGATGGTAACCCAGTTATTGTAGATGAAAATAATAATGGAAATACAAAAACAGAAACACCCAAACCAGTTGTGGCACAGGAACCAGTCAAGGAACCTGTTGAACCAACTGTTTCAGAAAATAGCTGATTTTAGTTTACTTCACTTTTTTTGTTTTTTAAAAGCACCAGCAGGTTTTACGACTTGTTGGTGTTTTTATTTTTGAATACTCAAAGGACATAATATATGGCTAAAGGTTTTAATCTAACAGCAGAGATTAATCTAAGAGGACCATCAAATGTAAGGAATGTTATAGCTGACATTCGTAGACAACTAGGTACCATAGATACTGCTGTTACAGTTAAAATAGATCCACAAGCATCGAATAATGCAAATAAACTAGCGACTACATTAACCAGATTAAATAATGTATTAACAACAACTAGTACTCAATCAAGATTAACAGCAACCAATATTAGTCAATTGGCTAATGCTCTTAATGCTTTTCAAACTAGTGCTAACTCTGCTTCTAGATCATTAAACGGTTTACCTAGAAATATAGCTCAAACAACTCAAAACATACAAAGAGCAGCACAACAAACCGCTGCCGCTAGAACAGAATTAGAAGAATTCGGAAGACAATCGGCTTTGGCAGTAAGACGTTTTGCCGCCTTTAGCCTTGCAACAGGAGCCATTTATAGCTTAGTTAATGCCGTTAGTAAAGCCACGGCAGAATTTATAGAGTTTGATAGACAAATAGTAAGATTAACTCAGATTACAGGAGATTCATACGAACAATTAGGAGGATTGACCAGAACTATAACAGGATTATCTACTTCCCTAGGTGTTACTTCTGGTGAGTTAATAGGGATTGCAGACACATTAGCACAGGCAGGGTTAAGTGCTAGAGAAACAGAACAAGCTCTTAAGGCTTTAGCTCTAAGTGCTCTTGCTCCATCATTCGACAGTTTAAATGAGACGGTAGAAGGCTCTATCGCTTTAATGAGACAGTTTAGCATTTCTACAGGAGACTTGGAAAAAGCCTTAAGCTCTATTAATTCAGTAGCCGCTGCTTTTGCCGTAGAATCCAGCGACTTAATTACAGCTATTCAGCGTACCGGTGGTGTGTTTGCTAGTGCTAGCAAAGGTGTTAGTGAAGGTACAGATGCTCTTAATGAGTTTTTAGCTATTTTTACTAGTGTTAGAGCCACCACTCGTGAAAGCGCAGAAACTATTGCAACAGGTTTAAGAACAATTTTTACGCGTATTCAAAGAGCGGATACCATTGAAGCTCTTAAAGAGTATGGGGTTACATTAATCGACGTAGAAGGTAAATTCGTAGGAGCATATAGAGCTGTTGAATTATTAGCTCAAGGATTAGGGCGTTTAGATCCTAGAGATTTGAAATTTAGTTCTATAGTTGAAGAACTTGGAGGTTTTCGTCAAATAGGTAAGGTGTTGCCTTTAATTCAACAGTTTGCAACTTCACAGGAAGCCTTAAAAGTAGCTTATGCGGGACAAGGATCATTAGCAACCGATGCGGCCAAAGCCCAAGCTTCGCTATCCATACAGTTTGTAAAAACTAGAGAAAATTTCGTAGCATTAATTAGAGATGTTGGTAATAGTGATAGTTTTAGATCTTTAGTTAATGTAGGATTAACCTTAGCAAATACCTTTATTAAGGTTGCTTCTGTAGCTAAACCATTATTACCTATTTTAACCTCTATCGCAGCGGTTAAAGGTTCTGAAGCATTATTTCAATTTGGGAGTGGTTTTTTAGGTGGCTTTGCTAGACAATCTCCAGGATCAGTTGGTCAAAATGCAGGACAAGCTTTAAGCGGAGCTAGAAATCAGCAAAATGCAGCAGCAGCGGTTAATAATACTAGGGCTCTTTCAACAAATACCAACGCTTTACAATCATTAACATCAGCTGTACAGCAGCTTAATTCTAGTATTACTAATAATAGAAGAACTGGCCCACAAACTATAAATAGTGGCGGAGTAGTAAGAGCTTTTGCTAGAGGGGGTGTTGTTCCCGGAGTAGGTAACAGCGACACTGTGCCAGCAATGTTACAGCCCGGTGAATTCGTTATACGAAAGAAAGCTGTTGAAACTATTGGTGCTGGAAACTTACAAAGAATGAATAAGTATGGTGGTGGTGGAAGTATAAGAGCAGGGTCAGCTAGTAGAAGAAAAAGATTTGCTGGTGGAGGCAGGGCTCCTGAGCCACAGAAAGTAATTAATCAGATAGTCAGGGACGGAGATAGTTTAAATATTCAATTTACGCCAAAATCTGAATCATATAATAGTAGCAGTAGACTATTAGGTATAGATACATACGAATTAAACTCAGGACCAAAATGGAGAAGAAATCTTGCAGCAGCAGCTAAACAAGAAACAGAAAATTTTTACAGATCAAATCAGGACGTAACAGAAGACTTTAAAGAAGGATATAGAAGAACTGGTGGAGGTAAAGATAAATATGGTCGTCCATTTTTTGCTAATGATCAACTTAAAAATACCCTACTGTCTAAGGGATTAGGATATCAATACGAAGGAGGAAAGAAAGAATCTGAACTGTCTAAAGATAAATATCTTGAATTATATCCTCAAAATAAAGCAATAGTTAATCGTAGAAATTTTGGTGGACTAATACAAAAATTTGCTAAAGGAGGCAAAACTACAACACAAGGACTACTAATGTCCGCACTAAAAGGATATAAGGGCGGTAGATATGACTACTATTCTTTATCGGATATTTTAAAAATACAAGGATTGTCTAGTATATTAGATAAAATAGAAAAAGCTTACGGTGTCAGTTCGGCTAAGGTTATAGGATCAGGAGGAGAAAATGTCGCATTCGATATAGGTAACAAAATACTAAAAATTTCTCGCACAGGTTTTGGCATTCAACAAATAGCTAAAGATATTGGATTTAAAAAGAAACAAGTAGCAGAAATAGGGAACTATCAACTACCAAAAGGGCTGGAACATGTATCTGGATATAGAAAAGTCCAGCAATTTGGAAAATTAACTGCTGCTTTACAAGATAAAGTTAAAACAGATGATACTGACAAAGGAATGAGAGACGCTGAACTATTACAAGGTAAGCTAGCAGAAAGAGGTTTATATTGGATAGACGCTCATGGATCTAATATGGGATATGATAAAAAAGGTAAACCCACAATTATTGATGGAATGGTATTATCTAAAACTTATATAGATAAACATTTAAGCGAAGATAATATTGAAGATATTGAAGGAGATAGTTTTGGACCAATGTGGGAGTGGGGGAGAGATGTAAAAAAGAGAAAAGGAAAGCCTAGATTTAACCTAGGTGGATTAATACAAAAATTTGCAGTAGGAGGATTAGCAGGATTAAAACAAGTAGCATTAAGAAGAGTTGGAATTATAGATACAGATGTTTTAAGAGATCCAAACAATAGAGATACTGTTTCAGCAGAAATGGAGAAATTAGGATTAACAGATACTAGTGCGTATAGTATAGAGTTAGCCAAAAGAGCAGCGACTGCGAGAAAATCTGGATCTCTTTTAAGATTAAGAGCCATCGCTGGAGCTGCTGGTAGCGGTAAAAGCAGTTTGGCAACAGGAGTGGGAGCAACAGACGATGCAAGTTTAAGAAAAACTACCCGTTCTCAAATACTAACGCCACAAGATATAGCCAACGTCGATGAAGTGCTAGTTTTAACATCAACAGCTAGTGACTCTAAACTAGATGCTTACCTTAGAGATGTAGACCGAGCCTATGTACTATCGTCGTCTTCTGCTCAAGAAAGACAACAAATAGAAGCGAATAAAGAAAGAAGAGACGCTACTGGGCAAGGGTTATACGGGCGTAAACCTGGAACCACAAGAGGAGCAACGACTGATTTTGCCTTGGACGAAACTGTTCTAAGAGAAGAATTGGGCTCTAGAGCGATGGTTCTTGGAAGAAAAGATGGTTCATATGGTTTAAGAAGAAAAAGAGAAAGTGAATTACCAGAGATTGTACAAGCGGGAGGTTTTTATACTGGTGGATTTGCTCCTCCAACAAGAGGTCATAGAGGAGCATTAAATAGTTTGTTAGCTCGAATGATAAAGCAAAACCCCGATGCTTCTATAGAAGATATAGTTGTTAGTGTTGCTCCTAATCTTCCGATGACTGAAGGATCAGAAGGTATTGAGCATTCAGCAAGATACGGTATTTTCCCATCAGATTTTAGGGCTTTATTGAGTCAGATAAATTTCGGTGGAGCGATGATTAGTACTCAAGATCAGCCTCCCGGATCTTTGCCTAAGTTTATGGAGGTCGCTGGCTCAGGAGGTAGAAGACGTTTTGCTAGATTAAAAGGAGCTATGGCTGTTACATCCGGTAAAGAAGAAGGAGTACTTGGCAAATATCAAAGAGCAGGAATTCAGGTAGAAGATATTCCTCGTATAGAAGATATTAGTGCTACAAAGGTTAGAGATGCACTATTCAAAGGAGATGATGCTTTACTTCAAGAGTATCTAGACCCAAGCATTGCTTCTATCTTAATGGGTAATAGAACACAGCTTCGTAATCGAAGTATGATGGTTCCTATGCTTTTGGAAAAAATAAAAGAAGTAGTAGAAGTAGAAAAAGCTAATTCTAATGCGGAAGTGCAGAGATTATTGGAGTCAGCTCCCGGAGGTCCATACAAGAATGTTAGCGCTAAACTCAGAGAAAATGCTCCAGAGGTGGCGGAGCAGGTAAGGCAAATCAGGTCTCAAAGAGATATGATGGCTCGCGGAGCTTTTGGATATAGAGCATACAATGTTATTCAAGCTTTATCTTCTCAATATCCTGAAATGTATGCTTTAGATCCCAATAGGACAGCATCCGTATCCGCAGCAGCCCAGGATATAGATAGAGATATAATGATGGGGCAAGTTACGGAAAGTATGAGAGATTCTTTCCCGTCCATAGGTTCCGCTGAGACACTTTCTCCAATTCAAGAATCAATATTAGCTAGAGTTCAAAAAGAAACAGCTTCTAGAGGATCTGGATTATTACCAGCTTCTAATCAAGAAGTTCTAAAAGCTCTAGGGAATAGTGTTATTCCTAACGAGGATAGATTTGGTAAATTTGCTGGTAGATCGTTGTATGATCATCTTAAACTAGGAAAGAAAGTAAAAACTAATCTTCCTTATTGGTTTAGCGACTATAAGACATTCATGAGAAGACCCGGCGAAATTACTGGTCTTACAGAAGAAGACGTATCCACATATGCGGCTACTAGAGACTATGTTATAGATTTATTTAATAAACAAAAGAGTGGATCACAACAATCATTATTAGAAAGCACAGCTCAACAAATAGCCCAAACACAAATGTTAGCTATTGTTGGCCTTAGAGGTAAAAATGGTTTACAAGGCCCATTGACTTGGAACTTGGGTAATAACACAGCAGGAGAACCGGTCTCGGTATCTGCTACAATTATGGAAAGAGTGTTACCAGCTAAGTATAAAGCTGTAGCTGATTATATTAGTGAGCAAACCGGCAGTATAGTTCAGACAGCTGCTGGAATGATGGGAGAACCAGGATCATTAAAAAGTCTAGATCTTAAAAAGAGAGAAGTGCTTAATCAAGGAAATATAGAGGGTGGTATTTTTGAACAATTATTAGCTACTCTAGGAGCAGATGTGCTAGACGATGCTGTTAGAACACGAGCTATAGACTTTCCAAGTGGAATAGGAGAAGTAGCTGGTAAAGTTTTTGGTATAGATGCCAATATACCAACAGAAGCTAAGAGAACGATTGACTCTACATCTAGAGCTAAGGCTATGGAGGAATTTCAAAGATACTTTAGAGGAGTTTATGGAGTACCAGAACCGGAAGGGGATCTGGTACAACAGTTTGCTAAAGGTGGAAAAGTAGATGATTTATTAGTAAAATATAAAGACATTATTAAAAGTATAATGCCGGCTGAGTATATTGCTGATGATGGATTTTTAGTCGGTACAAATGTTGATATTAATAGAAATAATTCTATGTTTCTAAAAGCCTTAAAATTTATGATTCCTAATGCTAATTTTGGATATACCAAAGGTACAAATTACTCAGTTTTGATAAATTCTTTGCGTAAAAATAAAAGTAAATTCACAGAATCAGAATATTCAGAGTTAGAAAAATTTGCTATAGAAAAGCTTAGTCAAACCAAAAATTCAATTACTCTCGGTCCTGGCGCCGAGAGTCTTTTACCGCATGAAGCTTTCCATACTATTCAGGGATTTTTAGCTTTAAATCATCCTCAAATCTTTGACAATCTACTACAACAGTCTTTAGCTAATAAAGATAGATACTTAGAAATATATACTAAATCTAAACTTAGTAAAAGTTTATTAGGAACATATCAGCCTGAAAAAATGTTTACTGATCCAAAAACAGGTAGTTCTTCTTTTAGAGGATTAACTACGATATTACCAGAAAAATATAAATCATCAGAAACAATAAAATCTTTAGATAAAGAAATATCATCTACATTAGGAGCTAATGAGATAATACCTTCTTTATTAGACATGATTGTTTTAGAAAAAAATACAGCAGCACAAAAATTACTTTCTGATATATTTTATTCATCAGGATTAAATGCTAATTTCGCTAGTACCATGCCACAAGGTTATTTCTGGGGAGGTAAAGTTGACCCTCTTGCTAAGAAGTATGGATTATCACAATCAGAATTTGAAGAACAGAAAAAAATAGCTAAATTTATGGGATTAAGCGATAAAGATTTTGAGGAAAAGCTTAGACTGTTCGCTTCTCAAAAGAAACGCGTTAAAGGAGCTAAATTTGCCGCTTTAGATGCCGTGGCAGATTCTTCTGTGGCCAATCAAAGAGTTACAGCAGAACAACAAGCGTTATCTGAATTCTTACAAGCCACTAAATTTGCTGATGGAGGCACCGCTACTTTAGACAAGCCCTCTAAAAATTATGGTAAGATAAGCATCACTGAAGATGGAAATACTATTAGTGCAGGGTATCTTAAGAGTAATGATGATAGATCTGGATATGTCAATGCATATAAAATGAGAGATTATCTATATTACGTTGGTTTATCCAAAGCTACTAGTGGTTATGGGCCAAGATTATATGATGTTGTAATGGAAGCAGCTACTGAAAAAGGAGCTATGTTAACTTCAGATAGAAGTAGCGTTAGTGGCGATGCCAAAAGAGTATGGGAATATTATTTTAAAAATAGAGGAGATGTTAAAAAAACACCATTAAAACCAGATGATTGGACAAGAAATCAAGCAGATATTGATCCTAAACTATATGGAAGAGAAGAAACATGGCCCCCAGCCAATGATCCAGCATGGATATTACAAAGCGGTTATAGCAAATCTCCTTCTTTAATCAATGATCCAAGCGCTGTTATAAAAACAAACAGAAAACAAGATAGTAGAGCCATGGCTCTGCAATACTTTCAGAGAGCTGCCATGGGTGGTTCGATTAGAAGATTTGCAAATGGAGGCTCACCAGAAGATACTGTTCCAGCATTATTAACCCCGGGTGAGTTTGTTATCAATAAGAAAGCTGCTCAAAGTATAGGATACGGTAAGCTTAACAGACTAAATCAAGCAGACAAATTACAAGGATATAATAAAGGTGGTCCTGTAGGAGGAATACAAAGATTTAATGTTGGTGGCAATGTTGCTTCTGAAGCTCAATTAAACGAGATTATAGCAGCTACATGGGAAGTCTTTCAAAAGATGCCAGAAGGTATTAAAAATATTATAGAGAAGTCCCTAGACTCCGCTTCTATATCTTTAAATACAGGTGATACTTTTGACGATATAAATTTAAAACTTAGACAACAACTAGTATTTGCTCAAAAAAATATTGATAATTTAGGACCAGAAGTAGTAGAAGGAATTAGAAAAATTTTAGGAGCCGGAATTCGTAAGTTAGACGTTATAGAGTTAGACACTATACGTTCTAGCTCAAGTTATAAAGGTCCGGGTAAAGAATATTATGAAGACGTTGAAAAAGCAAGAGCCGGTAGAAAAGTTTTCGAGTCAGGAGCCTCTGATGCTAAAGACGTAATGCAAGCTATGGCTAGGAGTGTAGGAGGTGTAGGAAGCGAAATATATCCAAAACCAGTCGTTAAACCAGAAGATTATTATAGTAGATTAGATTATAGCGATATTGGTCCATCCAGAGGGGTTAATGATAGAGGACAATTATACGCTAAAGCATTAGCTGGCGAAGACCCAATAAAAGTAAATGCTCTAATTGAAAAGCTTAGAAAAGAAATGGAGGATGCGGCTAGAGCCGCTGGTATAGCTATCAGTAAATGGGGCAAGAGCGAATCTTGGGCAGCGTGGGATATTGGTAAACAATTGCATATGGAAAAAAATCCAAGAGAAAGCAGCGATAGATATCGTTTAGCTAATCCTTTAAATGATGCACAGCTTCAAAAAGAGATAGTACAAAGACATTTAGCTTGGGAGGCTACTGGTGGCAGAAACGCTACTACGGGAGAAAGATTATCTTCTGCTGATCTTAAAGATTTGGGTGCTCGCATTATGGAGCAAATAGAAGCCACTAAAGCCCAAACAGATGCCACCAAAGCCCAAACAGATGCAAATACTCAAACAACATTTCCTTTTATGGCTCCTCCAACACCTTCTGGTCCTACAGGTCCGGGTGGTCAGAGAACATTTGCTTTTATGTCGGGTTCTGGTGCTCCTAATCCTTACTCAGCAACTTTACCATCTGGTATTGATTATAATCCTGTTAGTAGAAGGATAAGAAGAAATACTAGAGAAAACGACCCCAATATACAAGAAAGATATCAAAGATTCTCTTCGTCTGTATTTAATAGATCTATTGAGCAATTATCAACTAGAGCTAATATATTTGGTGGAGCTTTAGCTACAGCTATAGAAACAACATCAAGATTTGCTGGATCTACGACAGTAGCAGGAAAAACATTAAGTGGATTAGCTTTTTCTGTGGGTTCCGTAACAGGAAGTTTCTACCAAGCTGCTCAAGCTATAAGAGCTATTGGTAATTTTGCAGATTCTAGATTCGGACAGAGGATTCTTGGTCAATTTGCACAAAGTATAAATACAGTTAGCTTAAACAGATTTTTTAATCAGCAGATTAGAGGTATTTTTGGATCATCTACAGTTGGAGGAATAGCAACAGCTTTTGGAGCCGGAACTGCGGCGGCTGTAGCCCTTACACAGACATTTATAGATTATAGTAATGCTCTTAAAGAAAGTAGAATAGAAGAAGCTCAAAAACAGCAAGAGAGAGCATTAACCAAGTCAGCAGAAGCTTTAGAAAAATATTCCAAGGTTCAAGATAGAGCAACTCTTGAACTAGCCAATACTTTTGCGACATCAGCTGGCATTGCAGCTATTAATGAAGCTAATGCTAGAAGTGCTGGAGATAGACGCTTTGGTATGGCAACAGGCACTTCTTTGGGTGCCGGAGCCATAGCTGGTGGCGCAATAGGTACTTTTATTGCTCCCGGATTAGGAACAGCTATAGGGGCAGCTATAGGTGGAACAGTAGCAGCGGCTATTGCTCAATCGCTCGGTGCAGATAGAACATCTGGAACAACAGCCGAGGAAAGCTCATTGCTGCTTGGTAGAAGCAGAAGCTCTATATTAGAAGTTTTTAATCAAAGATTTACAACCGGCGAAACTAGCGAAGATATTATGAGAAGGCCGGAGTGGAATGCTCAAAGACAAGTTTTGGCTAGATCAAATGCTGAGGTGGAAGCAATTATCAGGGGCATTCAGTCTGATGCAACACTGACTGAGGATGTTAAGAAAGCAAGAATAGAAGAGGCTTTACAGATAGAAGCATCAGCACAGTTAAGGCAACAAGAGCAGATATGGCTAAGACAAAAAGGATTAATAGATCTAGATAATGCTACAAAAGCTTATACCAGAAGTTTGAAAAATATGTTTGCAAATATGGATGAAGCTATCAATAGAAGTTCTGTAGCTCTAGAAAACTTTAACACTTCTGTAGAACTAGCCGAAGCCTCGGTTAAAGGTCAAGCTAGAATAGGTGTTTTTAAGAGTGAAACATCTAATATTATCAGAAATCCCAGAGCTTCGACGAATGAAGAGAGAGCACAAGCTGCTAGTGTTGCCGGTTCTTTCTTTGGTTCAGAAAGTGGTACAATTAGAGAATTAATTAATATTGGACCAAAAATAGAATCTGCTGTGTTAGCATCTATACAAGCAGCACAAACGTTGCCCGGATCAACAACGGATGAGGCAATAGCTGCTGCTATCAGAAAAAGCGTTAGAGCAGAACTCACGGAGTCGTCATTACCTCAAGATTTAAGTGATAAGCTTGGTCAACAAATAGCCATAGAATTAGAAAAAAGAAGAAAGAGTGGAGATGACAAGGTAGATTTTAGAGATCTAGAAGAAGCTATTCCACAATTAAAAGATTCTATAGACGCTCTCAAGGGAGCACAAGATATTGCCATTAAGGCTTTGGAAGACTATGCTCAAAAAGTTGGTATTCTAGTTGATAAGACCAATACTTCAGTAGAACTTTTAGTACAAGCCGGCGATTTACTAAGAAAAGCTAGTGAGATTAGATTCAATAGCGCCTCACAATTAAGCAGAACTTTTGGTTCCAGTATTGATGTAAATGCTATACAAAGTTTTAGAGACACAACTATTCGTAACCAGACAGGGGGACCAGCATCGCCTGAAGGTATATTAGACAATATTAATAGATTAGAAAATAGAAGAGCATTTCAACAAAACCAATTACAATCAGCCCAAGACAGAGGAAGGTCAGGAGCTAGAGATGTATTAGGTTTTACTGATCAATTATCTAGAACCACAAGATCCTTAAGAGATAATCAAAAAGCATTAGAAGATCTAGCGGCCAATAGCGAACAAGCATCCGCAGCATTAGAAAAGATATCAGAGGTTCAAGCAAAAACTCAAGCTGGACAAAATATAATAGAAAGATACTTAACGTCAACAAGAGAAGATAATTTTAAACTATCTTCTGCTTTTGAGAGACTAGATAATAATATGAGGGGTATGGTTAATGATCCTTTCGCTTCAAGAAATGTGTTTGAGGCAATGAGAGATAGCGATAATCCAGTTTTGGCTGCTGATCAAGCTATAGCTCAGGATAGAAGAGATACTCTCGAAGCATTTAATATGCTGGCTCCTTTCTTAGGAGATACAAGAGAGCAGAATACAATTAAGGCTAATGTTTTAGAGACTATGCTACAAGAGGCTGGCATAGGAATGACACCTATGTTTAATGAGGTTATTAAGTCTCTTAGAAATCCAGAAAATAATTCGGAGATGTCCCAATTAGTAGAGCAATATAAAGAAGGAATAAAGATTCAGTCTAAGGCCAATGAGTTGCTCGCTGAATTGAACACAAATTTTGCTCAAAATCTTAAACAAAGTTCAGAAGAAGCATTTAAAAACGCCATAACAGATACTCTGGTTAAATTTGAAGAAGCCCAGGTATCTCATCTGCAAAAGATAGAAGAGATACTATCTAAACAGACCCCAGCCGCTGGTCTTTCTAGTGGTGGTGTGGTTTATAGAAATATCGGTGGCTCGATATTCCAGCCAAAAGGAACAGATACTGTTCCTGCTATGTTGACTCCTGGAGAATTTGTTGTCAATAAATCAGCAACACAAAAATATGGATCAGTATTAAATGCGATTAATACTAATACTTATGCTAGAGGAGGAAAGGTAAAATATTATGCTACTGGCGGTTATGTATCTAGTTTATTGAAAAATGAAACTGGTTTTACCTCTGCTAGTTCAGAAGCAGAAACAAAGAATTTTGGTTTATCGAGTGATTTTTATCAGAATCCACCAGATGCTGCTGGTAAAAGAAACAAAAATTTTAGTAAAAATAGACACTTTGATCCTGGACAGTTAACAGAAACTTTGAGAGACGCAAATACTGTAAGACTTATGAAATTAACAAATAATCCTAGTATAATACCATTAGGATTAAATGCTGTTGGTCCTGATGCATTCCCGTTAGGTGCTACATCTTCAGAAAACTATAAAACATTTGAAAACTTTATTAATGATGGAGTTTCTGCAACTTCTGTTGGTATTGGTTTTTATCCAAGATATAAGATGGCTCTAAATGGTACTGTTTTAGCAGATAACGCACCAAACAATGTACAGGTTTCTCAGTTAGGACCAGCTATACCAGAAGCCCTATTCAAAAATATAGGAACTATTAAAGAAAGATTCTTAGAAGAGAGAGAAGCAGCGGAAGCCTTAAGATTAAAACCAGTGATAGATAGCGTTCTTCAGAATTTAGATCTTAACACATATCAAATATATAATCAACAAAAATATACAGAAGCCTTGTCTAGTCAATTACCCATATGGTACAAGGAAGGTAAATCCGTTATCGATTTTGGTGGAGGTATAGATAATGCTATATTTACTAAGGCTAAAGCTGATCTTAATAAGTTAGAATATACCAAAGGTTTTGGTGAAAAAGCTCTATTCTTGGTTCCTGGCACCAGTGATCCAGTAGTTAATCAAAAAATATCTGCTTTGAATAGATCTGGTATGCCAGTTGGATTTGATGTAAATAATCTGCAAATAACAACAGGGGATCCAGGATTACCTATTTATGGAGCGGGCGGCTTTACTGTCGATATAGCTAGTAGATCCTCAAGATCTGGACAAAAAAATCTATCAGTATTGCCACCATCTAAAATATATAGAACATCTAGAGATAGTATTAGTGAAAATTTAGAATTTTTACAACTAATTAGATCGGACTTCGAAGATTTAGAGAAGGATAGTTTTGGTCCAGAGACTATCTATTCCAATCAATATGCTCTTTATCAGAATGCTCTTAGTGATATTTCTAAAGGTTTAATAGAAAAAGCTAAATTTAATAGAGATATTCTTGATCAAGACGAAGTAGCCAATTTATCATCTGTAAAAGGAGATAGAATAGATCTCAGTAAGCTAACAGATCTTTATGTGTGGAGTAAGAGGTCTTTTGATGCTTCTAAAATCAAAACTAATCCTAGGTTTAAAAATGCCACAAATATTGGTTCTGATTTTCCAATTAAAAACATAGATACTAATAATATAGAAAATTTTGTTTGGTCTTTATCTGACAGTATCACCGGATCTGACTTTCTTAATAGTGTAAAACCATTTTTAGATCCTAAACAATATTTAATAAATGAAACATTTTCTGAAACATTTGATGCTCCATGGGCTATAGATAAAAAAATCAATGTAGAGTTCCCATATAAGACCTTGAAAAAACTACCTATTTTTGATTTTAATAATGGTGGTTCTATTAGCAAAGAATACAATGGCTTTGGTTTATATGCCGATACATTTAATATGTTAGGTGATAATAAAACTATAAATCCATTCAAACTAGCCACTACAGATTATAATAACAATAAATTATTATTAACTAAAACAGATGCATCATCTATATTATCTAATAAAATTAAACAATGGATCAATAGTAACGGTGGTCAAGTTCCGACAAAAGCTGTAGACTTACAATTATTGTCCAAATTAGTACAGTTAGAACCTAGTGATTTGGATATTATTCCAGAAGATAACGATCTATCTAGAGAAACGGCGGCCGCTAGAAGAGATATTTTTGGAGCAAAAGGGAGCTTGTACCAACAATTAGCAGGCATTGGCGTTCTATATAGAGAAGGTGGCGAAGCTAATTTCGGTAATTTAGATCTAGATCCATCTATGGTTAATGATTTTAAAGATAAGGTGGATTTAAATAAAGCTTTTGCCACCAACGCTACCAATCAAAGGTTTCCTGCTTATGCAAATGGTCTACTAAATATAAAGAATGAATTAGTGAAGTCTAAAGAATCATTATTAGAAGATTTTATTAATCAATCTAGTATATCTAATTTGAATTTATCTGATTTAGCACCATGGGTTAAAAACTTACAAGATAGTAGAATAGGGGATTTATTTAGCGGAGGTCCGGAGGTCCCAGACAATCTAAGAAAGGTTTATTTGCAAACTTTGGGCTGGGATAAAACACAAAAAACAGCAGACCTAATGAATGCCACCGAAGCTAAATATCCCGGAGCTTTCCAAGAATTGATGAGTCTGTTGCAGTTGGGTTTCTATGTTAATGGGGGTAAAACAGCAGCAGCATCAAATACACTATCGAGCGAGTTTAATGATCTGCAAAAAAGTTTCTTTGGCACGGAAGATTTAGATAAATTATCAGTTTTTGAAGATTCGAGAGTGGCTGGCAAGAGAGGCAAACAGTGGTGGAAAGCTGGAGGTCCAGATTGGGCAGGTTTTGCTAGATATAATCTTTCTATTATTTCCCGTAAAGGTATGATAGAAAATATTCAAAACATTCTTAATAAAGCTAGTCAGGCTTCATTTAATCAGCAAGACGCTAATGATCTAGCAGAAGATATACAGTCCTTATCCATAGGAGCAACGGGATCTGCTACTATTGGAGCAGAAACACCAGCTAATAATTTAACAGATTTATTAACTAAAGCTCTAGATACCACGAAAATTTATACAGAAGGTTACAGACTGGATATAGCTGATGCTATTCAGAAATTTAATATGCCTGGAGGTGTTAAAGATCCTAATCTTGATAGAATCAAGTCTATGATAGATCCATCGAGTGATCTATTGACATATTTAGCTTTTAAAGATGCTATTTTGTCACAGCCTATTAGTTCTGTTCAGGGTATCAAAGTACAAGGAGATGATAGAGATATTAAAGCTCCTAGATTGTCAAACTATGCATTAAATACAGAAAGTATTAATGGAGTTAATCCTTGGTCAATATATGAAACATTTTTAGATAATGCTGCATTTACCAACGTTTCTAATGCTTTTAATGAATTAGTCGATATGATAGGAGCAGCCGGGAAATTTACATTACAAGATCCAAGAACTATATATCAAGGACCGGTTAATACTTTTGATAGTAAATTATACGAAAACCCTGATCATAGATCGGCTGATCCTATTAAAGGTACCGGAGCTTATACAACATCTTATAAAGCTTTAGCTGGTACAATATATGCTACATTATTTGAAAAAGCTAAAAAAGAAGAAGCTCTCAGAGATAGCACAACAGAAGATTCAAATGTCATTTATAGATCAAAGGGTGGCTCCGTAGGATATTACAATAATGGTGGATCAATTATTAATTTTCAACCTAGGGGAACAGATACTATCCCAGCTATGTTGACTCCGGGTGAATTTGTCATCAATAGACAGGCTACTCAAAAACATCTACCTTTATTACAAGCTATTAATAGTCAAAATTATCAAACCGGAGGAGTTGTCAAATATCTACAAAACGGATCGCAAAACCCTGTATCGTCTGATTCTCCACAAGACTGGATCCGTCAATTTGTCAATGATATTAGATCAGCCTCTGATGAAGATATATTAGGTTATGGTAATTCGAAACAAACAATGTCTTTGGATAGATTCAAACAATTTGTATGGGATTTAACAGCTGGCCGTTGGGCTGGTTTTGGAGGAGACATTCCTAGAGGTAGAGTCGTAAGAAAAGCTCAACCGGTGTCAGCCGATGTTTCTTTTGCTAGACCAAATCAAACATCTGTAAGCTTCAAGAGAGATGTGGCTGAAACAACATGGACTCCATCATCTAGATCCATGGCTTCTCAGAGGAATAGACAAGAAAACCCATATATGCCACCAGCAGAAGATCCAACTGCGTATTCTCCATCTTCTAGAGCACAAGCTAGTAGAAGAGCTAGAGAATCATATAAACCTCAATATTCCGCTGAATCTTATATTAGCGATAGTGATGCTATTAATGCCTCGCAACAATTTGAAAAAGAGTACAAAGAAAGAAAAGAGAGGATTCTTAAAAGAGAATTAATGCTAGAAGAAGGTCCAACTAGCAGTATTAATCTATCTACACCAACTATGACATTTGAAAAATGGGATAGAAAAAATAGAACAGACGGTAGAATAGTAGCATATGACGCAGCTAGACAATTCTTGGCTATACTAAAGATCGCTGGTACAGACATAATGGAACCCGAAAAGAAAACGGCGGGGGTTACTGCTTTCCCGATAAACCTATTGGGTCCATCGTCGCAAGAATCTGTATTTTCTTTACTATCTAATAGAGAATTATCAGTAGATGATCCTTATCCCTATCAAAAAATAGGTATTAATGAGGCATTAAATAGATTAGAGAAAGAATACGGATCAGATTTTGTTAAACAATATAGAAGCAGAGACAGGATTTCTAAAATAAGTACTAATGCTGGTTTGGTATACGATCCAAACCAAGGATATATCGCTTCTAAATTATCTGACTTTTTATTATCAAATGTACTAGAAAAACAAAAGAAGTTTGCTGTACCAACAGCAGAAGCAGTACCGGTGCCGGATGCAGAGGTAGCATATACTTCTACAAAAGCTGCTGAACCTGTATTTCCACAAAAACCAGAGAATAGATCCGTAACTAATGTTTCGGATGAAATATCTGTATTAGGTCAAGAGTTTAGAAAATGGATCGATGTTTCTGGTAAATATAATACAATTGCAAAATTAATGTCCTTTGTTAATCAAAGTAGAGATGTTAAATTAAACAAAAATAATAATAAAAATATAGTCGTGCCTATAGATAAGCTAAGTTCAGGAGATAAAAATTATCTTAATAGAGTTAAGTCCTCTAGCAGTAGTATTCCTGCTCCTAAAACCTCGTCCACAAATAAACCAGAAAGTCAACAAGTATTTAATAATGTAGATAGATTATGGTATGGAGGAAGATTATGGGATCTTAATAATGATGGAATAGAATCAGAAAAAATAGTTGGTAGAATTGATCGTATATTGGATGCCGAAAGAATTATGATAGATACCAATAGTGTTCCTGGAGGAAGTCTTATTCTCAGAAGAGAATTTATGAACCAAGAAGACTTAGACACTATTAAGGCTTGGGAAAATCAAAGAAGAATAACCGCAGTAAACAAACAAACCGGCGGGATGATTTATGCTTCTAATGGTCAATTGATTAATTTCCAGCCGAGAGGTACAGATACCGTACCAGCGATGCTTACTCCTGGTGAGTTTGTTGTAAATAGACAAGCTACACAAAAGAATTTACCATTATTACAATCTATCAATAACTCCACAAGTAATAGTAAATCTTATATGAGAGGAGGAATAATTTATGCTGCTGATGGAGCATATGTAAGAGATAAGGCTGGTGGTCCAAGATCAATGCTTTTGTCACCAAGAGAAGCAAAAAAATTAAATGTTCCTTATCAAATAGGTAGAGGTTATGATGCTCAGTATTTTGACAGAAACGATAGAGGTATTGGTCCTATTGAATGGAGAATGATAGAAAAAGCTGATGAAGAATATGTTAAGAGTCAAGGTAGAAGTGGAATAAATTATTTTGATCATCCAGAACTCAAAAGACAGAAAGCTTTTGCTACCGTTCCAGGAATGGTCGCATCTGGATTAGGGAAACTAGGAGAGTTAATAAATAATGCTATAGAATGGGAACCTTACGGAAATGGATATAAGCCTGTTAAGATTTTCTCAAGCATGTTAGATATGATTAGTAATGTTGCTGTCGGAACAACAAGAGCTGCTGGTGCTTTAGCTGGTTTAACTGTGGGTTCTGTAGTTTCAATACCCGACATGCTTCTTTCTGGGACGGACTACCTCTTTCCTGGATCAAAAGATGCATTTACTAGAGCTATAGGTTTTGATACTTCAGAATTTGTTAATGTTATGAATGAGGGGGCGGCATTAGAGTTAGAAAGAGCGGTAATGAATTACGCTTCTTTATATAATAATGTATTAGGAGCTGTAGACTCTACTTTTGGTTCCAATTTAGAATCTACAGATTCTTGGGCTCAAGCAATTACCGGAAATCAAAAAAAACTATGGGAAGAAAAAATGGCTTTGGCTATTAGATCAGGTATGAAAGGAGGAACCAGTGGACGTGATCATGAACTTATGTTAGGAGCATTAGATGGTATAAGCGTAGCAGCTAGCACCATAGGTGGGGCGGCATTGGCGAGCAAGATAGGAAATATAAAGCTCGCTAAAGGTTTAACTACAATGATACCTGAAGAAACAGGAAGTGATGTTTTACGTGTATTGGCTGAAATCAATAATAGATTGGTTCAGGGACAAGGATATATTATGCAAGCGTCAGAGATCGCAGGAACGGTTGCTTTACCAAAAGATATAAAAGACGCTATAGAGGCAAGTAAGCTTCAACCAGATACAGAAGATCCGCAAGAAAGAGCATCAAGAAGAGTTGCTGCTGTAAATTTTGCTAGAGGAGGTTTGGTTTCCGAGGTTTCTGGTTTATATCAAAGTAGATTAACGACTCAAAAAAATCTTTCACAAGCTAATGATCAGTGGTTTGTTGTACCATTAAAAGCTGGTAGAGGTAGAGGTTCACAGGCTGGTGATACGAGTAAGATTTTTGATGCTAATGGTAATATTTTACCATCAAATGAACTTTTGACATACGATATGAATAAATTAGCTACAATATATGGTAATGATTCTAAGTTAGCCCAAAAAGCAGCATCGACAAAATATCCATGGTTTGATGCCAAACAACACAGACTCGTAATGGGTCAAGGAATATACAGAAACCAGAAAACATCTTTTAGTAAGCAAGATCCAGCATTAAAATTAATTGATGAATTAGCCTATGAATATAAAGCTATGCCAGATATTTTTGAAATTAAGAATAAAGAAGCATATACCGATGAAAATATTGATTCGTCTAAATTTTTGAGTAGCTTGAAAGATTCAAAGGGTAATTATGTAAAGCAATCGGTAGAACCAGCCGCTCAAATGCTTAAAGATAGAAGTAATTTTTTAACCACTCTATTTTTTAATCTAGAAGAAGCTTTAGATATAGTAGATGCATACATCAATAAAGAGGGAAGAGATAGTACTTTAAGATCAGCCTTTGCTGGCGAAGACCCAGACAATATTCTAAGTTTCCAAAAGACCGCGGTAGGATCAGAGATAAATAATATAGATAATATTCTTAAAGAAGCAGAGATAAACCAGTATGCTCAAAAAGTAAAAAATAAATATAACCAAAGTAGAATATTAAATTTTGGAGAAACAAAGAACTTAAAGTCTATCGTAGATTACTTTACTAGAAATAAAAAGCCAGAACCAAAAACACAGCCAACCGGTCCAGTTAATATGGCGGTGGGTGGTTTTGTGCCCAGTTATTATTCATCAGGGTCATTAGTAAATTTTGCTCCAAAAGGTACCGATACTGTACCAGCAATGTTAACTCCTGGCGAATTTGTAATTAATAAACGAGCCACACAAAAGAACCTACCTCTTCTAAAACAAATTAATAGTCAGAACTATCAAAGAGGAGGAGTTGTAAAATACTACCAGCAAGGAACCCAAACGCCTGTTCAACAAACTGGTGGATTGGGTAGTATGTATTCTTTATCATTAGATGATAAATCAATATCTTTAATTAGAGAATTTACATCAAGATTTAGTGAATTTAGTAATAAATTGGCTAACTTAGCTATTCCATCTTTGAAGTTGGATGAAACAACATTAGCCTCATTGAATAACTTTACTCAAAGATTTGATAACTTTACCAAAGAGTTATTAAAGCTAAATATTCCGCCAGTTATAACTATAACCGGTAAACACGATGTAAATGTAAATATTAATGGCGCTAGTGTATTTAGTAATATGGATAAATATGTCTCTAACATGATTAAAAACGAGATAAACAATGCTTTTGCCCAACTAGCAAGGGAAACGGATGGCGCTATCAGTATGAACTACAACCCGTCCGCATACAGCAATCAAAACAGTCAAAATATGGCTTAAAGGGTAATTTATTATGGCAGAAATTCAACCAAATCTATTCTGGAGTAGCGGCAATAATTCTTTGATAATTGGTAATTCTGGTTCTTATACAAATCCTATAGACGCTAGTGTTGTATTGGGGGCCACACAAATAGCCTCATCAGGACTATACCCATTAAAAATTAGCCTTAATCAAGGAAACTTCTTCATTCTTACTAAAGATGGTAAAGTGGCCATCAATACTCCAAGTTTTCCTGTATATGAATCATCCCCAAATTTTCATATGGTTGGAAGATGTGCTGTTTTTGAAGGCAACTGCGGAGCAGGAGGAGTAGCACTAACGTTGTATAACAATCCAGATGTGGTACCACAAGTTGGAAGCATAGCTGGATCATTAAACCTATCCGCAAGAAATAATAATCGTAATGTTGTAAATTTCGCACAAGTACAATCCAAAATACTTAATCCGCTCAAAGGACAAACAAGAGGTCAGTTTGTTGTTAATGTTGAGTCATCTGGCGTCTCAAAGTCTATACTGAAACTAGATGATAGTGTTAATCAAATAGGTATTAATAATGTTGATAATGCTACATACACAAGCGTTTTAGGTTCAGGTAATTCTTTATCTTATGTAAATAATTCTAAAGTTATTGGAGATGGAAATTTTGCTAATCGTAGTAATAATTTGTATTTACTAGGATCAGATAATAGTATTGATTTAATTAAAAATAGTGTTGTATATGTATTAGGTTACGATGTTGGGGAAAGTCCACTTCTAGGAATGCCGTCTGATTTGAATTGGGGTCCAAATGATGACTTAGCACAAGGTGATATAGTAAAGATAGAAAATAATGCTCTTTTAAACGGATATTATGTCGCTAATACTGGTATATGGACAAAGATAGATGATACAGTTGCTGTTGCGTATATAGGGACTTCTAATATTCTAATTGGTAGTGAAAATGCTCTATCTGGAAATAATGTTATTGCTATAGGTAATTCTTCTTCTGTTAGTGGCAATAATATTTTTATGTTTGGTAGTTATAATAATGTTAAAACACAAAAACTAACAGGTATTTTATCTTCTGGTAGTAGCGATATAGAAAACTCTTTTATACTTGGATCATATAACTCTATAGATGCTAGTGGGACTATTGTTTTTGGTAGTCATAATGCTTCTAGCGGCGTGTCGGCTATTGTTCTAAATGGTTCTCATAATACAATAGCCAGCGGATCCATAAGCAGTGTGGTATTAGGTGACAATAATATCGTAAACTCTGTTTCTGGAATAGTTTTAGGTTCTAATAATTTAGGATCTATAGATTTAACATCTTTATTAGGATTTAATAACAATATAGTTTTATCCAGTGGTAATATTCTAGGATCATACAATAGGGTTAGTGGCGTCAACAATAATATTATTGGTAATTCACTTAATGTAACCGGCTCACAAATATCTGCTATAGGATCTAATTTAAGTGCTAGTGGGAACAATAATTTAATTTTTGGTAACCAGCAAAATTTATTATCTAACTCAGGTATTTTTATTGGTAATCATGGATCTATAAGCGGTAATAATAATATAGATATAGGTTCACATATACTTTCTAGCGGTTCTCATTCTATTATTACTGGTAATAATAATAAAACAGAAGATGTACTAAAAATTAATTTGTATGGTCATAATAATATACTCAGATCTGGCACATATATTGATGCTAATGTCATTGGACAAAACAATATTATAAGTTCTGGTATACAAAATATCAATGTAGTAGGAGATAATAATAAGCTAGATAATATATTTGATTTAACAGTACAGCCAGTAGAAGCTTTTTATGACTCTGAATATTCTGTTCTTACTGATTTAACTAATAGTAATCTATTCAGAGTTGGAGACAGGGTATCATTAAGAGATTCAGACGAGATCTTTGTTATAGAAAATAAGATTCCACCATCCAATGATCAATCCTCACAATTCACTATAGAGTTTCAAAATCCTATCCCTAGTAGTTTGTTGAATCAAACACTATATATTAAATCACAAACATTACAAGATGAAATTACATATAATTATAGTAATCCAAATACTATTATAGGTAATACTAATACTATTATTGGTATGTCTGGACTTATTATTGGTAATCTAAATAAAGCTTCTGGCAATATGATTACTAATATATCTTCTTCATCTAATATTACTGGTAATAATGTTATTAATATCGGCTCCAAACTAGTTTCTAGTAGTGGTAACAACATTATTAATATAGGACACAATTTTAAAGGAATTACTAATGATTTAACTAATATTGGTTTTAATAATACTAATGAATATCAATTTAGTTCTATATTAGGGTCAGATAATTTTGTTATCAACGGAGATGTTATTGGCAGCGGGAATAGAGTCTATGATAGAAATACGTCTATCGTAGGAGATAGTAATACTATTATTGGTTATGGCAAATTTTTTAATACTAATGATAGTTTAATTTTTTCTTCAGGTTCTTATGATTCTTCATTAGATGCTATAGTTCTTAGTCAAAACGCTGCTAGATTCTATCCTACCGACGGAAGAGTAGTTAATTCACAGAAATTAATTGTTCAACTTGCTATAAGCGGCACATATCTTCCTGCTTTTTCTGGTTACGCCACCTTTGTTAGAGGCGACCAGATGTATTTTGCAGAGAAGGGCCCTAATTACGGAACAACACTCAACCCATTATTTGATACATTTAATCCGGTACCACTACAAAATTTTGTAAAGGCCCTATTCCCAACCTCTGCTATACCCGACAATATAGACGCTTTTGTTTATCCTATTACTGACGAGAATAAAGTGGTAATTGGCGATGAAAACTTTATTACAGAAGGTCGTTATTTAGGTGTTTTTGGTAATAATAATAAATACGGTACTGATGTTAATAGTAATAGATTTGAAATAGGTAGTACTACTTCATACTCTGGTATTGTTATCGGACATAATAATACTATTGAAAGAAGTTGGTTTATTGATAGAAATGGATTTAATTGGAGATATCCTTCTTTTTCTGTTTTTCAAGGAGCAATCGGATTAGGAACAACAAATACTGATCCTAACTCAATTTATTTCGGACACGTAGATCATGGATTTAAGTTATTTGATTTGGGAGGCCGTCAAGACACCATAGTGTCGGAAATTATAGATCCGTTCACCGTTCCTCCAACTAGAATCAATGTCAACAAAGAAATTGTAGGTAGGAATTCTTTTAGAAGAGGTATCTTATTTAATTCTAAATTCCAGTCTGATACTGCTGTTGGAGTAATGGGAACATCTGAGGTTAGCGAACCGGCTATTCTTATCATACCTAGTTCTGAAAATAGGGTAGGTATAAACACATCTACTCCTCAAAATACTTTGGATGTCGTTGGCTCTACTAGAACCACAACATTATTAGCTACTTCAGGAACTATTAATTTTCTATCAATTCCTAATAATGCTTCCGCAGGATACTTTTTAACTAGTAAAAATGAGAACGGAGAGGTTGAGTGGAAATCTGGACTAAAGATCGATTTTCAAGGATTGCCCGGAACATTAATGTATTGGAGCGGATCAAATCTTACTGATGGTAAAATACAGCCGATGTCTCAGTTGGTTAGGTCGGTGGTAGATGCCTCCACTGTACCACTTAATCAAGTAATATACAATCCTTCTGGATGCGTTATAGCTAGAAGCGGCTTAGTATTTGATCAATATTTATGGTGTGACAAATATGCTGTAATGTCTTTGGATGGATTAAGAAGAAATGTTCTAGCTGAAGTTCTAACAGAATTAGAAAAAAGCGCGGATGTCAATCCTTATAAATTAGAATATGCAAATAAGTTATTAGCATTGGGAAGAGAAGAGAGACGTAACCCAGAAAGCTACTACGTTCCTTTCTCAGCAAATGTGCTTTACTTCGTTCCAGAATTGATTACTAAAGAATATAAAAGCATCGGAGGAACTGCTGATTCTACATACGACAGAATATTAGCTTCAGCTGGATATAATAAAGAAGGCGTATTTGCAATTGGTCGTAGAAAAAATTCTATGCCTTCTCCTCTTAACGATAATATAGAGGAAACAGATATAGGAGGATCGTTTGCTGCCGCCTCACTACCAAATGGTATGGTAGCTCCACAGTATATGTTGTCCACTATTCCAAAGAAAAATACAAGACAAAAGAAAATTCATTATCGTTTTAATAAAGACGAAATGACATTCTATACCGAGCAGTTACATGCTTCTAGTGCTGTAATAGATACAGAATTGGCTACATATCTTAGGCCAATGGAAACTCAAAACGATATTAAGGGATGGTGGGATGAGAGAGGGGCTCCAGACGATGCTGCCAAAGTGCCCGGAGGAGACACAGATTTAGATAGAGCAGTGCCAACAGCATTCAATATGGGTCTACAAGAAACAGACTTTATTATTTATGGTACAGGTTCAAAGTATAGGACAGCTGATAGTGTAGATGTGCCGAAATTCACAATAGGTTCTGAATCGGATTATAAAGTTTGGAAGCTAGACCCAGACGCTGTACCAATTGATATTCCGTGTGTAACAAAAGTTCCCGCATTTTACTATAATGCTTCTATAAACAGCTTTATGTTACATACTATGAAACCAAGCTGGATACCGGTTCCAATTCCAGGAGACGAGTGCCAACCCTGTAATCCAAAAGAGAGTGGTGTTTGGTTTGCGGATCTAACAGTTAGAGGCTGGATAGGTACTAGCGGCATTCGCATAGGTACTGGATTAACTAGACAAGTCGAAGTAGATCCACAAGACGCTACAAAAGTAAGAGAAATGGTTGATGAAAAAGGTAGACCTTTATTTAGATCTACTAGAGGTATGTATCTAAGGTCTGATGCTTATGGTTTTGCTGTTTGGGATGAGGGTCCAGACGGCGTTAGTCGTTCATCTAATGATATCATTACTGTACCTAAGAGCGTTGATACAACACTTGTAGAGGGATCATTAGACCCATTAATCGATATAGCTAATTTCCCAGTCGAAACTAATGATATACTAACATCAGCTAGATTAATTAGGGATACCTTAAATGTTAGATCAGATGCCGAATCTATCTCCAATTCTTTTAGAATAAGAGGTATAACGAGAAACACCCTCCTATTTGCACAAAATCCCGCGCCCAACACATACTATAGAACTGGAAAAACTAACAAGTTTAATGAGCCTCCTTATCAAAATGATAACAATTCTATTAATGAATCAACTATAGACGGTACCGAAAATGTATTTTACTATGGTTATAGTAATGCATTAGCTGGATTGTTATTATACAATAACTCTTTACAAAAAACAGAAGTTTGGATAGATGGAGATGCGACAAAAAGAGTTAGCATGGGAGATATTGTTAGAATAGTAATTTATTACAAACCTGATAATCATATCGAAGGACAGCCATATCCTCAGAAAATTGTTAAAGTTAGAGTATTGGGTGTTAATGCTGTTTGGTTATCTGGTCAAAAAACCACAACAGAAAAAACATTACAGACTCAGATAGTATTAAGCGAAAAACTAGAAATAGATCAGTCTACATATTCTTTAGATGCTAGTAATCAGTTGAGACAAGTCGCTATTATGTCTGAGGGAGTAGGAGGTTATATTACCTTCAATTTCCCAGGAACAACGCCAGAATTAGTATTGAGTAATAGAGACGGAGTACCTAATCTATTTAATACTTCTGGAAAGAGAATAGACTTCGCTGTTTATGGAGGTTTCAAAGTTAATAGACCAGATCCTTCGTTCTTAGTTGATAGTATAAATAGAACAGTGAGTATTAATACTTCTAAGTCTGCTATTTATGGAGCTTATAATAAAAATATTACTTTTAACAGTTCTTTATTATCAGATTATAAATCAGACATTAATAGTCCTATTTATTACGATTATGGATGGCAAGAAAAGTATTTATTGGGTAAAGTAGAAGAAACATCGTCTCTATTGAGATTAACAGGGTCGGCTATTCCATTATCAATAGATTTTATGGTTGGAGACGTAATTGAAATTATATATGATAACACTCAAAAAATTCTTGGACAGATTGTTACTAAAACCATCCCCACCTCTACTCAGGGCGCACCAGTAGAGTGGGATATTAGAGTATCATTGACGGCTGTTAATCCGGGTCTTGTTGATGATAGAATCGGAAACATCCAGAGAGTCAAAGACAATAAAGGTATAGAAACCACAGGTATTGTGAATAACAATATTAAGGTTAAAGTTATCAAAAGACAGCTAGGTTTATCTACAGTTGATGGTCAAAATAATACAACGTTAACAAAAGCCGAAGGTAATATTCCTCTAGCAGCCTCACTTTCTGTAAAGGGTCTAACATATACCGACGGATTGATGTTATCAAATATAGATAATCTTGGTAATGTTGTGATTCCTCATAATTCAGTTCTATATAATCGTCACGGTATGGTTTTTGGAAGTAATTTAAGATTCTTTACTTATGATGATTTATTGGTTGACAATAAAAAGAATCAACACTTACTATATAATACCGATACGCCTGCTGTAATTGGTTCAGGAGCGGTTTCGTCAAAAATCAATGGTAATGTACCAATTTTTGCAGATACAACTATTCAGGGCTCCACAAAAATTGAAAACTTGTATATTGATACATTAAATAGCTTTGATACTATTGATGGAGGATTGGTTGTTTTTGGAGGTACTTGTAGTGGCGCGAATCTACAATGTTCGTAATTGGCTAATGGTGTAATTTAAGTATATACTCAATCAAAATTACTGGGAGTTCTGTAAATGGGATGGCCATCTGACGAAAAACAACCTATATGGAGCAATCTGGATCCTGGAACAGTACACGTTTTAGGGCCTCAACCACCCATAGTAAATCCTGTACCAGACGAGAATGATACTAATTTTAAACAATTAGCTCAAAATTTCGTTAAAAAACCTAACAGGATACTACTTAAAAGAGATCAGACAACAACCAATCATCCGTGTCCCAACGATCTGGCTGTTGGAGAGATAGTTTTAAATGCTGTTACAGGAAATTTATATACTAAATTAGTTACAGGAAGAATAGTTATGTATAAACCAAGTCCAGTTTGTGATCTAAACCAAGTTTCTATGGATTATTCCACCTCATTATCTATTCCAGAAACATGCGAAGATATATGCTCTGTATCTGGTCATGGAATATCTTTTACGTCCGGAGCCAGAAATTCTTTGAGATTTAATCCTGTTACTCCAAATGAGGGCTTACCAAAAGCATTTAATATTTCTTATGTATCAGCAGGTAATGAGATTCTAATAGCCAGAATGTCCGCTATCAGTGATTATAAACCATCCATGTCCTTTGAATTGTTGTATTATCAGAATCTCAATTCGACCAATTTCTTACCACTCACTGCTAAATTTGAATCAGGATTGTATCCAAATGGTAATTTAGGTTCTATTAAAGTAGAAGTATTATAATTATGCTAACAGTAGAAAAAATAACAAAACCTATTCAGATTATTCAATACCACGGAGACGAAGATCTTTTGTTGGTGCCGGACTATGTATCATCGTCTAATTTAGATTTAGAGGATTTAACTCTATCTTTACATAATAATGCTGTTGTTCTACTAACAGCCCAAGACAATATAATAGAAAACGGAATGTATAAATATACAGGAACATCTTTAGTTCCATATTATTTTTCATTTTTTCAAAACGTTAAAAAAATATATAAGGTTACTGAAGAATCTACATATTTAATATATAATGGTCCTACAGATAATTTTAATCAATTCTATACTATTTCAAAAAACGATGTTATAATTATTATTAATAAAGCCGAAGCACCACTTCCTTATGAGTGGTACTCTTATAATAAGATTTATGATCCTAAAGTAAGATTTAATCAAGAAATTATACTAAATAACTTTTGTGCTCTTGGAACATCTTATAATGACAAAACGGATGAAATAATACTTAATTTAAATAATTTATCAAGTTATCCAATAGTTCTCACATCAGAAGTTTATAACACTTTATCAGAATCAACCTATCATGTTATTACAGACATTATTCAGTCTCCTGATATCGACTATAGGAATATTTTTCAATATGACTTAGAAGAAGGCGGCGACTACACAATAGATAGCAAAGGTAATCTTGTTATAAATCAGCAACTAGTTAGCGACGGATTAAACGGTCAGGGCAAGCTAAATAATTGGAGAATTTTATCGGCTGCTGACCCTAATTTCCTAAGCAATAACTATTTTTTGATTAAGAGCTTAAATAAAACTAAACTATATTTTTATAACGCTACACTCAATAATCCCTATATAGAACTTACCCAAGACGTTGTTAAATATCCTTTTTCTGTAGAGGTGGATTCTGACAATATTGTTTATGAAAAAAGAAATTTAATTCAAAATAATATTATATCTATACCAGGAATATCTAGCTCTACTTATATTAATAGTGCTTTTTATATTCAAAAAACTGGTCCATATGAAGTTAGAGTTAGACTGTATGACGATAATCTAGTTTTACTTAGTGAGGATAGGTTCAAGTTTAGTACAAAACAATTGTTAAACCTACCCACCCCAACTCCAACACCAACTCCTTCGAGTAAAAAACACACAGTAGTTTTTGATGCTGGTCCTAGATTGGTAATAGATAACTGCGAAGACTGTTATAAAGACTTTTTATCAGCTACAGTAACTAATATGTCTGAAGAATCTAGGTATTATTATGAATTTGGAGTTCATGCCTATGGCAATGCTAATCCTGACGAGCCTAGAGATACAACGAATACTGATGATATCTCTTTTGTTACTAATAATGGCATTATAAATAATGGTAATACAACAGAAAATATTAGAACATTGATGACTACGGGGATTGGTAAAATAAGAACTACTTTATATATTAAAGTTATTAATTTAGATAATTATGTAACCTCTACATCATATCTAACTCTAGAGAAATGTGATAGAGATTTTTGCGCTACTACACCAACTCCAACAGCTTCTAAATCTTTAAAGTCATATCCTCCTAGAACTCCTACGAAAACAAAAACTCCAACTCCAACCCAAACATCCACTTCTACTCCCACCCCAACCCCAACTCCAACTACACCTCTTACCCCTCCGGGAGAACCAACAGATCTAGTAGCCGTGGCTGGCAATACTTTAGTAAATCTATCTTGGGTTGCTCCGGCCGCTTCTATTATTAGAGACTATACGATTCAATATAGTTCTGATTCAGGATCGTCTTGGACCACTTTTAACGATGGTACTAGCATTAATACCAGCGTAGTGGTTACAGGGTTGGTTAATGGCACTCCGTATCTCTTTAGGGTTGCCGCAACAAACGGGGCCGGATCCGGTTCATATGCAACAACATTATCACCAGTATCCCCAATCGCATCCCCTCCTGCTGCACCAACTGTTACTTCGGTTACTGGAGGCGATGCTCAAGCTTCTATCTCATGGACTGTGCCAAATAATGGAGGAGCAGCTATAACAGATTATCTTATTCAATATTCGAATAATGTTGGAGCTTCTTGGACAAATGTTACTAGAGCGCCTTCAACATTAACAACCGCAACAATTACAGGTTTAACAAATGGTGTTTCTTATATTTTTAGAGTAGCAGCTGTTAATTCTGCCGGAACCGGCCAGTATAGCATAAATAGTGCCAGTACCATTCCAGCAACACTACCCGCAGCGCCAACGAGTTTATTTGCAAATTTATCTGGATTAAATATTAATTTATCTTGGACTGCCCCTAGTAACAATGGAGGAGCAACTATTACTGATTATGCGGTTCAGTATGCTTCTAGCTCTAGCTCGTATGCTACCTGGGTACAAGTAAACGATGGGGTCTCTTCAGCTACTTCAGCAACAATTACAGGTTTAACTTTTGGACAGTCTTATATTTTTAGAGTAGCAGCTATAAATAGAGTTGGAGGTGGAGCCATTAGTTCATCAACATCTCCATTATTATTTGCGGCAGTACCTTCGGCTCCGTCTGCTGTTTCTGGTACTATAACTAGTAATAGTATAGACCTTTCATGGAGCACACCGCAATCTAATGGAAGTAATATTATTGACTATACCATCCAAATATCTAATGATAATGGTGTGTCTTGGTCAAATGTAAGCACCAATACCGTATCTAATAGTATTAATATTGCTTCGCCAACTGTTGCTATTGGACCATCATATGTGTTTAGAGTTGCTGCTCGTAATAGTATAGGTTTAGGAGCATATACTAATAGTTCTAGCATAATAATATATCCACAAGGAAGTTTATTATCTTGGGGAGATAATAGTAATAGTAATTTAGGAGACGGTTTTCGTACCAACAGATCTTTACCAGCTCCATTAGGAATATCTTGGAGTCAAATATTTTTAGGAGGGGGCTTGTCGGATGAAACAATTATTGCTTTAACTACTGATGGTAAACTATATGGTTGGGGTAACAATGCTAATGGTTTAACCGGAATAGGCTCCGTCTCCGGCACTACATTTTCACCGACGAGAATAGGGAGCGCAAGTAACTGGACACAAGTTTTTATCGGAGATAGTCATGCTTTAGCTATAAATAGTAATGGGGAGTTATGGGGATGGGGATCTAATTGGGCTGGTCAATTAGGTAACGGCTCCACCTCCACTAGTGCTACACCTATGAGAATAGGAACCGCAAGTAATTGGGTAAAAGCCTCTGTTGGAACTACAGTTAGTGCAGCGATAAATAGTATTGGTGAATTATGGGTTGCTGGTACTGGCTTTTTTGGCACTGGCGCCGACAACCCCGTTGTTATACCTACATTTACCAAAATAACACCACCAACGGGTATAACTGGGTGGTCGGATGTAACTATAGGAGGTCTTTTGGGTGGTACCTCCAAATATTATGACAATTTTATTGTTGCCATCTCTACAGATGGGAAGCTATTCGCCGCGGGCGTTAACTCTTATGGACAGACTGGACTAGGTCTCAATAATAACTTAGTTACTACTTCATTTACCAGAATTGGCTCTTCTTCGAACTGGGTTAGAGCTGTATCAAGATCATATGCAAACCATGTATTAGCTGTAAATAGTGCTGGACAATTGTGGGCGTGGGGACGAAACGATAACCGTCAATTGGGAGATGGAACAACAAATGTAAGAGCTACACCTATACAAGTAGGCTCATCTTCGAATTGGTTACCAAATTTTATTGTCACATCAATATATAGTAGTATGGCTATTAATAGTTTAGGAGAATTATATGGTTGGGGATACAATAGTACGGGTCTTTTAGGAGATGGCACCTCGGCTGCCAAACCGGTAACAACAAGAATAGAAACATCTCAAAATTATAATAGTTTATCGATGTCGCCTTTTAGATTCTCTATGACCATTAAAAATAATACAATATACTATTCTGGACAATCAACTATAGGTGCTAGTACAAATAGTTTTACTCAATATGGCTCTAATGTTAGTACTGTTAATGCTAATAATTTTACACAAATAGATAGTGGTTCTAATTTTGCTATAGCTACTAACAGTTCGGGGCAGCAGTTTTCATGGGGGGCAAATTCTTCGAACGTAGCGAATCAAGGTCCAAGACTATCTAGTGTTAACGGTATAAAGAAGATCGCTGCTGGATTCACTCACTATCTGGTTTTAGACACAGGTTCTAATTTATTTGTAGGAGGATCTTCTGGTTATCATCCTGCTTCTAGCAATTATATAAATTTAACCTCAGTTAGAATTAATTCTTCCACCACCTCTAGCATAATTACAAATGTGAAGAAAATAGCCGCAGGCGCTAATTGCTCATTTTATATAGATGTTAACGATAGAGCATATGCTGCTGGTCTTAATACTAATGGAGTTTTAGGTGTGGGTACAAACACCACCGCCGCCGTAGGTTTTGCAGCCTTATCCTTGGTAGGAGGAGTAGCATTATCTTGTAGAGACATTTTTACTAGCACTGAAGGAACTAGTGCTGCTGCTATTACCACAAACGGTGAACTCTATACATGGGGTAATAATAATTTTGGACAATTAGGATTGGGGGATACTACAAATAGAAACGCTCCTCTTAGAGTTGGTGCTCAGAATAATTGGACTAAAATAGCTATAGGTAATGAATTTATGATTGGTTTAAATAGCTTAGGTCAACTATGGGCCTGGGGTAATAATCTAAATGGACAGTTAGGAACAGAAGTAGGAGCATACTCATTCGTACCAGTAAGAATCGGCTCTGCATCTAATTGGACAGATATAGCAGCTGGAGTTAATCATGCTCTAGCTATCAATTCCACAGGTCAATTATGGGCTTGGGGTAGTAATAATATTGGTCAATTAGGTGATGATACATTCGTTACAAGATATGTTCCTGTTAGAATAGGAGCATCTTATACATGGTTATCTATATCTGCTGGTGGTAATTTTAGTATAGGTATTATAGATTGAGAATTAAATTATGAAACAAATTATAAATCAAAATATACAACCAATTATATATAGTAATAAAACTTTTCCGCTTACATTTGCATATGTAATTGAGCAATCATCTATATTGAACGCTAATCAACCTATACCGGATCCTGAAGACGGTAATATTGTCTCTAATCCGGACTTTTGTTTACCAAGAGGTTTGTCTATCAAGGTTCCAGGACCCGTAGTATCCACTCCTAAAACAGTATCTTCTATGAGTAGAGCAGGTACGGTTGTTACGGTTACTAGTACTAATCACGGTTTATCTACTGGTAATAATATTGTTGTTAGTGGGGCTTCGCCATCAGCATATAACGGCTCGTTCTCTATTACTGTAACAGGATCTAATACTTTCACATATAGTGTGAGTTCTAGTGGTAACGATACTGCTAGCGGTAATATCATATTAAATGTAATATCACAGACTACTAGCAATTTAGCTATAGATAAAGATAGATTAGTTTGGATCACTGGCAAAGGAGCTTATTTAACTCAGGAGGGAGCATGGGTTCCTGTTCCAGAAGTAACAAATTTATTAAATAATAGTACAAAAATTTATACTACAGATGATAAGGGATCTTATTTAGTGTTTGATCCTAGCGATATTTCTGATCCTTTTAACCAGATCAAAAGATTAACTACTAATGAGGGATATCTTATTATATCCAACAAGGCTGGGCAAATACCCGATTATTTGTGGTATGAAACTATAGATCAGGATTTAGACAACTTTGATAAACCATCAGTTATGTTTATTTATAAGCAATGTAATTCAAATATCGATGTTAAAAATAATCAAAAGAGCATAAAACTAGAACATATAGACGGAGCTTGTGATACTCATAAAAAAGCAGGGACCACACTCAAGATTAGGTTACACTCTTTAAGAAAAGGCTTCAATTATAGATTAAGATTTAGTAGTTCTTTGGAAGCGAAGATATTATTTGAGAATGAAGAATTATATTATGGAAATAATCAACTTTTAGAGATAGATATTAATAACAATATAGACATACTGAATAATTTGAACAATAATGTTTTGACTATATATGTACATTTATATGAAAATGACGTATTAGCATCTAATGATACCTTAAGTATATACATTAATTGTCCAGCTGCACCGTTAACAATAAATCCTCCTCTTATAAGGCCAAGATTCTACTTAGTCGGGGAGGATTAGGATGTCGGATGAATGTCTATTTAAGACTATAAATACTAAAACAGACGCTAACTTTGCTGTTGATAAAGCTAGCGATAAGACTATATCTTTTGGTAATTTGGAGAGTAATCCAGAGGTTTTACCAAAACCTACATTGTCAGTAACGCCTACGAATACTCCGACCCCTTCAAATACTCAAACTCCAACTCCATCGATCACTAAAACACCAACAGCTACACCTACACAAACTACTACAAACACTAGAACTCCTACCACAACCAAAACTAAGGCGCCCACACCTACCGGGACATCAATAAAAGCACAAACACAAACCCCAACAAATACCAAAACTCCAACATCTAGTCAAACG